CAACATCGATTGTATCATGTTTCTCTTCGATAACAACATCGATTGTATCATGTTTCTCTTCGATAACAACATCGACAGTACCATTTTTCTCTTCGATAACAACATCGACAGTATCATGTTTCTCTTCGATAACAACATCGACAGTATCATGTTTCTCATCGATAACAACATCGATAGTATCATGTTTCTCTTCGATAACAACATCGACAGTATCATGTTTCTCATCGATAACAACATCGACAGTATCATGTTTCTCATCGATAACAACATCGATAGTATCATGTTTCTCTTCGATAACAACATCGACAGTATCATTTTTCTCTTCGATAACAACATCGACAGTATCATGTTTCTCTTCGATAACAACATCGATAGTATCATGTTTCTCTTCGATAACAACATCGACAGTATCTCGTGTTTCTCGGATAGTTACATATTCTTTAATATTTTCTTTAGTATTATCTAATTTTTGAATATTTATATCAGTTGCTGATTTATTTAAAATTTGATTTACTAAATCGCACTCTTCAATAACATTAATATCTATTTCTTTAGATTCATATAATTTACCATTATTCAATATAATTTTAAAATTATTATCATTAACAATAGGCTTTGTGTCTTTTATGTAATAAATATTTTTATTATTTATTTTTAATTTATATGATTCGTCTTCGTGAACAATATTAAAATTTAAATTATTCATTTTCTTTTTTGAAGTAATATTAAATTCATCTTTAAAAGAAAATTCCCTAAAAATATCTGTTTCTTCGGGCTTATTATTTTCATTATCATATGAATATAGTATAAATTTTATATCTTTATTTTCAAGTTTTAGTCCAATTATTTTTTCTTTTTTATTAATTATAGAAATATCTTTTATAAGTAATTTATTCATTATTTAAAAATAATATTTTTAAAAAAAAAAAGAAACTTGTTATAGTCACTAAATAGTTTGTGACTTATTTATGTATTGGTTATTATATCAATATTTTTATAAATTAAATTTATGTTTGTTATTTTTTCATTAATTAAAATAAATAAATAATTCATAAATTATTTATTAACTATATTTATTAATATTTATTAATATTTTTTAATATTTTTTAATTATTTAGAATTTCAATTAAATTATTTTCAATATTTTCTGCTTCGTCGTTAATATCGTCATTAGAAACAATAATATTAAATAAATCCCATGATCTAAATATAATATTGGCACTTGAACTCTTTCCTTTTCTTCCAGAACGTCCAATTAATTGATATAATGTATTTCTTGTACTAATAGGTACTAAATTTTCATGAATATCAACCATTGTTAAATTAATATTTGTTCCATAAGTTATAGAAGGGTCAGAAACAATAAATTTAAAAATATCTTTATCTTTTAAAAATACTTCTAACTCATACTTACTTAATTCAGTGTGATTATATATACCAATTGAACTTAAATATAGTTTCGCCATAAGATCATTAAAATTATTAATAATTTCGATATTAAATAATGCTTTTTGTCTAGTATTTAAATTACCATCTTTTGCCCATTTGTTAAAATGAGTAAGACTATTTGTAATATATTCAGAAGGATAATTAAATTTAATTTCTGATCTTTTTTTATTTACTTGTTGTATTTCATAATCCTTGTTATCAGCTTTTACATTTTTATCAATATTTTTAAGAGATGATTCAATAGATTCTATTGCTTTATTATAGTCTGAAATTATTTTTTTTAATTTTGGTGAATCTTGTAAAAATTCTTGTGTAATATCATTAACATAGATTGAAAAATTTTTAGGATTACTAACATGTAATGTATTATGTTCATTGAATATATGTGAATTTTTTGTAAATATATTTTCAACTTTATTATCATTAATTTTTAATACTTTAATATGTTTTATTTTTTCAAAATACTCTTCATTGTCTTTGCAAAACAAAAGAATATTCATACCATATTCCCTAATTGTAGTATTTGTAATAGCACCTAAATGTTCAAATAATGAATCTAATTTAAATTCATCTGGTAATATATCATTTAATTTTTTATACATTTCTAAAACAATTAAATTGGAATATCCTCTTTGAATCAAAGGATTCTTATTCATTAACTGAATAAACTGTTCAATTTCAGTACAAGATTTTAAATTATGATGTGGAGATATAATATATCCATCAGGAGATATAAACTCACAATTAATATGTTGCTTATTCGAGTATATATATTTAATATCATCATCAATGGCTCCATGATTATTTTTAAAATTATCTAATATAGTTGGTATTTTATCTTCTTCTGCTAAAGTAGCAGATACTAAAACACTCTGTTTTGGTAGAACACTCATAATTTGTGCTGTAACCTTTTCTTTTGATACAGCAAATGATTCATCAAAATAAGGTATAAATAGATCAGGAAAAGTTTTTAATAATTGATAAGCTGAATCTAAATCTGAAATAATCATTTCAGGTAGATTATCACATGATTCAATTTTATGAGAATCTTCAAAATTATTACCAATTTCATTTTCTCTTACATCAAGAGATCTTGTTTCCTCTAAATATTGATACATTTGTGTTTTAATATCAGGACTAAATCTTCTATCGTTACTTTTCTCATCTTTTTTATATAGTTTCTGAGATTTTTTCTTTCTCCAATCTATAAAACAATTTTTATAGGGTTTAAAATCCACAATATAATAACTTTCATATAAATCTTTGTGCCAAGATGCAAACCAGAATTTAATATCAACATTATGTGTAACACATAAACTTGATACACTATTTCTTACAATATCATTATAGCAAATGTACAATAGTATTTTTTTATCCTTTTTATTTTTTTTATCTTTTTTTTGTTCTTCTCTATAATGAGTAGAAATAATTCTTGCAATAATCGCAGAAATCAGTGTTTTACCATTTGCAGGAGGAACCCAATAAAATAATAATAATGGAGTATCTGTTTTAACTGAATTATATATTGAAACAATCGTATCTTTTTGTTCATCATATAATTTAATATTATTCGGTTTTTCATTATCCCAATAACTTGATGTAATCAGGTAATAATATCTCGAAAATAATTCATATATGTAATTATCATTTTTGTCACGAATAATAGTTTCAATTTTATTTAAAATTGTATTACATATATCAATAATATTATCATTAATAAGGTATGAACAATCTTGCATAGCCCTATAAAGACTAATAGAAGCATCTAAATATATTTCAATGGAAATAGAACTATTTTTATTTTTAATTAGGTAACAACACCAATAAATAATATTTAAAAATGCTTCATATAACTTGTTTTTTTTTAATGGATAATGTTCTTTCTCATCATCAATTTTTAATTTTTCTAAAAATTTCCGTATTTCTTTTTTATTTTTATCATTAATAAGTTTTAATAACATGAGTTCTTTTTTACTTGGTTTATTTTTTTTATTTTTGTTATTTTTGTTATCATCATTAACTATAGGTATATTGCTAAAATATGAACCTAAATTATTATCCTTAAGATATTTGTCAAATTCTAACATTAATTCTACATTTAATTTAATTTCACCATTATCATTAATATCTTGATCAAATAAATTATTTGATTCTTTCATTAAAGCTTCTACAATGGGATTATCTTCATGGTCACTATTTAAAGTTTTCCAACTTAAATCTCCCGCACTTGTATTTAATCCTAAACTTTTTGTATCTGTTGCCATATTAATTTATTATTAATTAGCAATTGGTATTTGGTTATTAATAATAAATATATTTAAAATCAATTTTTTATTTTTTTTAAAGATTTGCTAATTTTTTTAATTTTCATATATTTTAAAAAAGAAATTGTTTTTTTCTTTTTTGATATACTGTAATCATTTAATAATAATAAAATGATACTTTTATCAAGTATATATTTTTTTTTATTAGAATCAGTATCTTTAATGTTATCTTTAATGTTATCTTTAATGTTATTTTTAATATTATTTTTAATATTATTTTTAATATTATTTTTAATATTATTTTTAATGTTATTTTTAATGTTGTTTTTAATGTTATTATTAATGTTATTATTAATATTATTATTAATAATCATTTTTCTTATCATTATTTTTTTATTTAATATATGACTCATATATTATTTCATAGAAAAAAATATATTAAGTAAATATGAGTAGTTTTATTTTCAATAATTATTTAGATAAATCTAATGAAACTAATAAAAAGGTTACTGAATTTCTCGATAAAAAGGATTTATATATACCAAATATTTATAATGTATTAAATACAATACCAAGTAATAATATTATATTTTATTTTTTTATAGTATTATTGATATATGCATTTTTAAAAAATAGAGAAATAAGATTAAATGAGATATTTATATTTTTAATATGTATATTGGTAATATATCTATTAATACAAAAAGATTATGTAAAATTTTTAACTTTTACGGATGACAAGAAACTACAAATAAAATTTCTTGAAAAATTAATGTTTCAAACTAATAATTTTGAAACTGCTATTATTGGTGGAGAATCTTTGACAGAATTAAATGTTAATAGTAAAATATCATATTTATATTATGACCCAATAATTATAGAATTTTATTATAATATTAGAGATGTAATAAAATATAATATGTCATCTTTTATAGATTCTTTATTGCATACAAATAATCTATTACGACTAAGTTATCAAAGTAATATATTAAAAGAAAATTTAAAAGAAAATTATGAACAAGCTATTATTGAAAAAAAAAAATCATTAAACTCATTATCATATTTAGTATTTAGTATGCCTATAAATAATATTTTACAGAAAAAATATAAAGATTCATTAGATATATTACATACACGATTAAATGGACATATAAATAATATGGCAATTTTATTCAAAGATATTACAAGACAAAAAAACAAGGATACCTCATTTTACTTACCATCTGATACATTTGAAAAGAATAACGAAACACAACCTTTTGATAAAGATAATCGAAAAAGTTCATTAACTTATGATTTATATTAAAAATATTTATTCTTTAATAAAAAACAATTTATAATTTAATTGAATAATAATATATATATAATGGATAATATTAAATGTATTGAAAATTTATTAAATATAGAAAAAAATAAGTCAAATAATAAAATAGCATTAGCTATGATTATTGATAGTTTTTCATCAGAATTAAGTAGAGATAATATTTATTATTTATATGATAAATATATTAATGAAATTAATGAGAATAATGAAAATACATATTCTAATAAAAAAAGAAGATTAATTTAATTAGAAAATCTATTAATATTTAATAATATATTTCTTATATTATTTATTTTTTAGTAGATTTTGCATTAGGTTTAGCAGAAGCTTTAGGTTTAGTAGAAGCTTTAGGTTTAGTAGAAGCTTTAGGTTTAGTAGAAGCTTTAGGTTTAGTAGAAGCTTTAGGTTTAGTAGAAGGTTTAGTAGAAGCTTTAGGTTTAGTAGAAGCTTTAGATTTTTTATCTTTAGTAGATTTACCTCCATTTAAACTTTTAAAACTACTTTCTGTAGGATCAAATGCTTTTACACTTTCTACTGTAGGTCCACCTGTTAATATAGGTGCTGCAGCTTTAGCTAATTTAGAATTAGGAATATATTCCCCAGTTTTATTAAAAACTCTAAATGCTTTTTCACCTGTATCAGGAGCATTTGATGGACCTCTTGAATTTAATGTAGAACCCCAATCAGAACCACCTTTTAATGTTTTATTCTTTTTTGAACCACCTTGAGATAATCTTGTTAATCCAGTTTTAGTATTTTGAATTTTAATTAATGATTTGTTATAAGCACGTTTATATTCTTTAAAGAAGTTTTGTATACTTTTAGCACCTTTATTTACAATTCCATCTACAACTCTCAATGGTTGATCGCGAACATATGGGATAAGTTCACTATCTCCTCCTCCTGTTTTTGTCATACTTAATTTTGAAGCGTTTTTAGAAGTATTATATGGTGCTAAATTACCAACACCAGCGTCTAATGGTTCAATTATACCATATGGTGTTTGAATACCATTGCCACTATTTGTTGAAGCACCCTCTATAGGGTTGCCATTATAAAATTGAGAAGGCATTCCTGTTACTCCACCTTTTTTCATTTTTTTCGATTTTTTATTTTTACCTCCAGATTGAATACTGGTATTATCATTATTTGTGAGTAATGATAGAGCTTGTGTAGCCTGTGATTCAACCCCGGTAACTTCTCCACCTTTTTTCATCTTTTTCGATTTTTTATTTTTACCTCCAGATTGACCACTGGTATTATCATTATTTGTGAGAGATGATAGAGCTTGTGTAACTTGTGATTCAATCCCAGTAACTTCTCCACCTTTTTTCATCTTTTTTGATTTTTTATTTTTACCTCCAGATTGACCACTGGTATTATCATTATTTGTGAGAGATGATAGAGCTTGTGTAACTTGTGATTCAACACCAGTAACTTCTCCACCTTTTTTCATCTTTTTTGATTTTTTATTTTTACCTCCAGATTGACCACTGGTATTATCATTATTTGTGAGAGATGATAGAGCTTGTGTAACTTGTGATTCAACACCAGTAACTTCTCCACCTTTTTTCATCTTTTTTGATTTTTTATTTTTACCTCCAGATTGACCACTGGTATTATCATTATTTGTGAGAGATGATAGGGCTTGTGTAACTTGTGATTCAACACCAGGAACATTACCACTATTTACTGATGCTCCATCTATAGATTTTTCATTATAAAAACGAAGAGGCATTCCTGTTACACCACCTTTTTTCATCTTTTTAGATTTTTTTGAACCACCAGCACTTGTAGAATAACTTTTACCCATATTTGTTTTTATTAATAAATTAGTATCAACTTTTAAATTTTGTGTTTTATACATATTTTTACCAGGCTGTGTTGAAATTAAAGATTTATTACCACCTTTATGAGTAACATAATCTTTACTTGGATAGCATAAACTATTGCCACTTTGAAATGGTTTAAATTGAGGATTATTATATGTTAATTCATCCGATTTTGACATTCTATATTTAATAGATATATTTTTTTTTTAGTCAAATTGAACAATAATACTAACATCATGTTTGTTAACAGTTTTAGTAGCACTAATTGACAGCTCAGTTCTTTTTCTTCTTGTTGTGTCCTCAACACCTTTCTTTTTATATAAATTTCTTAAACTATTATTCATATCATTTTCTATTACATCAAAATTATCTAAAATATAGTCCAATATATCATTTTCCAATGACCATTTAAAAAAATTTAACTGTCCAACAGTTGTAATAATTTCTTTTCCATCATGGTCAAAGAATAATATTCTTTCTCTTCTACAAAATGGGTCAAATTGTTTTTTAGAATATGCTTTTAATTGAGATTTATAATCTAAATATACAATGAAATTTTTAATTTTATCATTTAATTTTACTTGATATGTTATATTATATTTTTTACTATAGTTTGTTACAAACCAGTCTAAAATTCTTAAAGACATTTTATGTTTATTTTTACTAGTATCATTTCCATTTATAATAGGCTTAATCCTATCTAATTTTTCTTTATGTGAAAAAAAATGAATTAATGATTCCATCAGTAAATCTTTTTTTGATGAAATACTATTATTTTTATCTGTTGTACTAATGTTTAAATTATTTACATCTTTATTATTATTTAGAGTAAAAATACTCATAAGTAATTAAAATTGATAATTAGTCTTTATATTAGTTTAATATTAAACTAATTTTTAGTATAATTTTAAAAATCTTTATACATTTGATACATTTGATATTATATTTCTTTATTATAATATACAAAAATATTTATAATAATTATTGATAAAATATCATACAAATAATTTATATTTTATACATATAAAATATAAATTTTATTATTATTAGTATAATAGTAATGAATAAAATATTTTTATAATTTTTATAATTTTTTAATTTTTTAATTTTATAATTTTTTTTAATTATTATTAAATTGCTTCTGATTCTTGTATAGGAACAGGAACCATATCATTTGGATCATTTGGAGTATCCGTTGTAGTATCCATAGCTGGTTGTTCAAGAATAGATTTTTCTTTATCTTTTTCAATATTATTAATAATAAAGCACAACTTTTTTTCGTCTAAATCATGTAGGATAACATTAATATCTTGAAAGCTAACTTTATTTCTTGTTTGTAAATACATTCCATGAACCTTATAGATAATATCTCTTATATAAAATGGAACTTTGACAATATTTTTTGAAATATGACGCTCTCTATAAATATTTAAAATATGTGTTGATATATTCATTAAATAATTTTCATAACTTAAAAATAAATGTTTGTCATATTTAAATATTGATAGATATTTTTTCAATTCTTCTGGATTTTTTCTTAGATGAAGATATCTAAATAATCGATTATTCGTATTTCCATATAATTCTTTCATTTCAATATAATTTTTTTTAATAAATTTTTGTCTTTCATAATTTTTATTCATGAATATATATCCAATAATATTTATATTATTATTATTATTATTATTAAAACTATTAATATAATTTAATAATTCTTCTTTATTCATTTTAACATAGTTTTTATTATCAATAGAATCAATTTCACAATTATTAACTAAATCAATTGTATTTATATGAAGAATATAATTATTTTCTATTTTCAAAATATTATTTTCTTTGTGACCCATTAAAAATGAGTAACAATAATTTGTGTTATATTTAATTAATGAATTCTTATCAAATAATTCATCAAACATTTCTCCAAAACTTTTATTACTTATCCATGTTGCTTTATGTGCATCAATCATTTTTTTTGTTGAAATATGCCATTCATTATTATAGCAATATAGTCGCACCAATGTTCCTTCATAAATAGGTTGTGTAATTATATCTGTATCAATTAAATTTTCATTTAAATTATCTTCTTCTAAACATTTATCAAATGTGTAGCATACAATTTTCAATGTGTTTTTATCAATAATAACACCGTTAAAAAATCGTACAAGTTCATTTTCTATATTCGAATTTTTATCATTATAGATTATAGCTAAATTATTAAAATCTTTATCTTCTTTTGTCTTTAATTTATATAAATCTCCATGAATAAAATCTTTTAAAGATTCATATGTTGAGATATTATTTTCCTTTAAAAATGTGTAATATTTGTTTATGCTGCTCATATTACAATTAAATTGTTGTTTATATTTTAAGTAATATTATTATTCAATTTTTTAAAAAATTTTAAAAAATAATTTTGTGGTTTAAAATATATTATTTTTTATATATAATATATCATATTATATTATGACTGATAATATAAAAGTTATTAATTTTAATAAAAATATAAATCATAATATTAACAATATTAATAATAACATTAATAGTAATATTAATGATGACATTAATATTAATAATGAAATAATATTTAATAATAATGAGCATGTAAATGATAATTTTTTAAATAATAATAATGGAAACATTGTCATTGAAGAAAATATAGCTTTAGAAAATAAAAATCTGGTTTATAAAGATGATACAATTTATTTACAAGAATTGGAAAATCAGTTATTATCAAATTATCCTGTAACTAATCAAAGTTCAAAATATATCATTGAACAAGTTCAAATAAAAGCAAAAGATATAATAGATTTAAAAAATAAAGGTATAGAAAGATATAATTTATTAAATAAAAATATAGAATATAAAAAAAAATTAGACATAATTAATAATAATTTTAGTGATAGTTGGATTATACCAGTTGTTTGTGACAAACATATAATATTTACAAATATTATAGAAAAAGATATAAATGAAAATAATGAAATAAATAATCAGCGAATATTAACTCAATTAAAAGAAGATCCAGATGGATACACAGAAATAGAACAAAAAGAATTAATGCAAAAAATAAAAGAAAATAATCTTAATTTTGAAGAACAAAAAATTACTATTACTGAGTATGAAGAAATTAATGCAAAAATGTACAAATCTTTTATAATTCATAATAATTTAAAAAAAGGATATATAATTCATCCTAAAACACCGTTTAATGTTTTACGTTATACAGATTTAAAAAATAATAATTGGAATACACATAGAGTTTTAGATGATATAAATACACCTGTTAATGTTTATAACGAAGATGGGAAAATAATAGGGTTAGAAAATAATTTATTAATTCGTAGTGAAGAGCAAAATATATATGGATTTCTAAAATTAAAAGAAGGTAATAAAAATATATTAAAAGATTATAAAAATATTTTGTATGAAAAAAAATACAATAATCATTTGTATAAAGTTTTATATAATAAAAAAACAATAAATAAAATTACACAAACCCAAAATAATCTAATTCATATAAAAATAACAGATCATGAAATACTTGATGACTCTATTATATATTTAAGTAAAACAAATTGTTATCCAAGTATAGATGGTTATTATAACATAAATCAAAATAGTAAAATAATAGACAAAGATACTATTGAAATTTCAAGTAATAAAAAATTAAAATTCGAAGGGAATAATGGATATTTATTTATATTATCAAAAATAAAGTATGATTATTATAATATTGACAATGACCTAAATTTTAATTTTTTACATTCAACATATGATGATAAAAAGGAAGATGATAATAATAATAAGTTATATATTTTCGAAGATATAGAAATTAATAAAAGTAAATATATTAATATATTAAATAAAATTTTACCAACTATTAATGATATAATTAAATCTGAAAAAGAAAATTTAGAAAAATGTTTTTATCTTGACGATGTTATAAAAATATTAGATAAATATTATGTCAGTATAAAAGATATACATCAATCACATTTTGATTTAATAATGAAATATATGGATAAAAATATAAAATCGATATCAAATATATTCAATAATAATAAAAAATATGAAACAATTAATTATTTTTACGAAAATAAACAATATTTAAAAGAAAATAATTATTATTTAAATGATGATTATTTGTTAAATAAAGAAGTTATAAAACATTATGGTGAATATCCATATAAAAATAAATCATTTGATTCAATAAAACAAAGATATAATTGGTTAGAAAATAAGGATGATTATGGAGTATTATTTATAAAATTATTGAATTTACAAAATCATGAAAATGATAAAATCCAATTAAAATATATTGAAAATAAATTAAAAGAATTAAAGACAAATATAATTGTTATTAAAAATGAATTATCAAAAGATAATGGAAAAAGCAAATGTCATATTTATAGATATAGCGGTATAAAAATTAATTCATTAGATATAGATAAAAAGATAAATAATGAATATTATTTATTAGATACTATATTATATCAATGGATAGACAATAATTTCGAATTAGTAAATAATATTGAAAATGAAGATTTATTATTATTAGATAATTTAGAATTATGGAAATTCAATGATAAAAATAAAATATGGGAATTTACAAAAGAATATTCAAAGTATAATAAAATAAAATATTTATGCGAATTTAATAATCTTGATATAAATGACATTGATTTAGATTCATTAGATTGTATTTATAGAAAGAATTTTGGATGCTATTCTAGAATAAGTACAAGATATAATAATAAATTAACAGAATTAGAAGATGTATATACAAGATTTAATAATTTACATACATCTATTAAAAATGATATTAAAAAAGATGAAATTAAAAAAAACATTAAACAATGTATAAATAAATATATATTAATAGATAATAAAAATAATAAAAAATTACACATAAATGTTAATATTAAAAGTTTTAATTCATCAATACCTGTAGATATATTAATACGAAACATATTTAAATTAGATAATATAACATTAAGAGAACATTATTTATATCAATTAATAGATAAAGATTGTATATTAATTGATAAAAACTTGTATTCAAAAAAATATAAAAAAAGTATATTATGTGGTCATTATTATTATTTAAAAAAAATATATTATTCAGATAATGATAATTTAAGACAAAAATTTATTGATATAATAGTATCCATATTTAGTGATCAAGGAGAAGCTGAACTTAATAATCATATTTGTAATAATTGTGGTGAAAAAATATTGAACAATGAATATGATGAGATAGAAGGATATGCTGCGAGTGGTGCATTAAAAAGTAGTCGTGAACAATGGGTTAAAGAAAAGTCATTTGAAATGACTAAAGAAACATTAGATGAATATTTAGAAGATGCTAAAATAATAGATTGTAATGACGATAAATTTAATGAATTATTATTAAAAAATGGATTATCAATTGATAATTTAGAAAAAGCAATTTATTTATGTAATTTTATAACAAAAACATTATATCCAAAAATAGGTGTTACGTTATCAAATGGTGTATTAATCAATAATATAATTGAAATAATACAAAAGATAAATATTATAATACCATTTCAAATGTTTAAAAATAAAGAAAAAGATAAATTACAAAGGTCTGGTATATCATTACTTCGAATAAAAAAAATGGAAGAGAAGGAATATTTCGAAGAAAGATATAAAACATATTATGAAATTAAAAAACAAGCAGCTATATGCAGTAGAATATTAATAAGTATTCAAGTTAATATTCCTAATTTAGTTATATCCAAGAAAACTACAACTTGTCAATTTAATAGTTTTAATGAAAAGGAGGGTATTGAATTCTTTGCTTGTATAATGAAAGAAATTAATAAAACAATGACTATTGATAAAGAAAATATTTTAGAAACATATATTAATTTTATAAAAGAATATTATGATGAATTTAAGTCATATTATTATATCAAAGATTTATTAAAAGAAAAGAAGAAATACTTATTATCTCTTAAAAAAGATAAAATATATAATAAAATTGAAAATAAAGATATAAATATAACATTTAAGAATGAACCAAAAAAAGTAGAGAAAAACGTATATAAAAATTTAAAAAATATAAAAAAATACCAAGAGTATTTTGATTTATATACAAATGTAAAAACGAGAAATTTATATGTTACTTTAAAAATAAAAGAAATTATAAATGATATAATAGGGAGGGCACCATTGGGTGACAAATTAGGTGGAATAATAGAACGTTCCGCATGTAGTCAGGATGTAAGTACATATATAGATTTTTATCAATATTTTGAAATATTTAACCCTAATACAGAAATATTTGAATATATAGATGAATCAAAAAAATTAAATGAAATATTAGATACAAAACTGAAAAATTATTGTTATCATAGATTCAAACTTTATGATGAAAATAAATTTAATGGAGTTAATAATACTACTGTAGTGTATAATGGAATTAATACAACAGATAAATTTAAAAAATCAATATTTATTAATTATGTTAATGAAGGAGAATACAAAGGTACACCTCGTGATTTAGTGAAAGGATATGGTGGTATAAAAGATGTAAAAACAGGTAAATCATTAGATGAAATTGAAAAAGAAGAATATACAATTGATGAATTAAATGATTTATTAAAATCAATCGAGCAAAATAATTTAAAATTTATTAAAAATATTAATCGTGATAAAAAGGATATTAACAATGAAGAAAAATTCGATGATGAATTTATAAATAAATTAAAAAAAGATTCAATAAACGGTATTAAAATACAAATTAATTTATTAGTTAGTAATTTAGTTAATATGCTAGGAAAGAACAAAGATTATGAGAATAAATTATATAATATTATAGCTAATATTAAGAATCATGTTATTAATACTGATTCAAATAATACAATAAAAGAAAGAATAAATGAAGAAAACGCAATGAATAATAATAAATTAAGTTATTATAAAAAAATTTATCAAAAAATAAGTAAATATTTATCAATTGTTAAAAATAGTTTTGAATTTGATAGAGAAAGAAATTTAATGGTAGTCGATAATCCTAATAAAAAATCAGAAATGATGGCGAAAATAATAGATGAAAATACAAAATTAGATACTTTATTATTACCAGAAATAAGTAAAAACTTTAAAAAAATAGAAATGAAATATGAATTAAATAAAATAAATTCAATATATGGTATTAGAAATACAAATAATAAAGAAGGTAATAAAACAATAAAATATAGTAACTTTACACCAAAAGATGCTTCTATATTAATTGAATATATTGTATATGAACAATTAAATTTATTATTTGAACATGCAAATGATTCAGCAAATGGAATGAAATTAGCTGAAAAAACAGTTAAAAATAAATATGTGGCCCAATTTATTGATATTATATTCGATGAAATAAATGAAGAATATGAATTATTTGATATATGTAATAAAAATAATGAATTTGAACATTTGGATGCGAGATTTTATAATGCATATCAATTAAAAATAATAACTTCAGATGAAAAATATGAAATTAAAGACTTTTTAAAAACAATTGCGGATTCAAGAGGTGAATCATTGGATTCTTCTTATAATACACTTGAAGATGATATTAAAATATCAAATGAGAAAAAAGATATTGAAGATTCTATTAATGATAAAGAAAAATTTGATAAAATAAAACAAGATTTTGTAGAAAATATAAACGATGATATAGATTTATTAACATTAAAACAAATAAAGGACAGAATAGATTATGAAGATGGAGAAAATGAAGAAAATGAAGATTTTGAAATAGATGATGAAAATTTTGAAATAGATTATGAAAATTTTGAAATAGAAGAATAATTTCAAATAAATTATGTTGAATAAATTATTTTATTTTTAATAAATAAAATAATTTTAAAAAATCATATTAAAATTATATATAAAGATTATTTAACAATAAATAATGACAATATGGATTATAATTTAAAATTTCACTATGACAAAGACTTACCAAAAGCAACAATATTAAAGCAACAATACTTAATTAATCAAGTTAAACATCTTCAAACGATACCTCAAAATGCTCAAAAATCACCCGCATGGTATGAAATGAGGTTATCAATGTTATCTGCAAGTGATTGGGGAACAATTTTAGGTGTAAATAGTTATGCAAATGCCAATTCGGTATTATTAAAGAAATGTGGAGAAGAATCATATTTCCCAAAAGTTGCGATGGATGCAATGGCATGGGGAAATAAATACGAAGATGTGGCAATTTCTATTTATGAGTATAGAAACAATAAAAAAATTATTGAATTTGGATGTATTCGACATCCATCTATTCATCATTTAGGGGCATCACCTGATGGAATTACGGAAGATGGTGTCATGTTAGAAATTAAGTGTCCTGTAAGTAGAAAAATAACAGGAATACCTCCAAAATATTATTGGTGTCAAGTTCAAGGACAATTAGAAGTATGTGAATTAGATAGATGTGATTTTCTGGAATGCAAATTTAAAGAATATGATGATGAAGAAGAATATTTAGAAGATAATTATAATGATAATTACGATTTTAATGAATTTGGATATGAGAAAGGTGTTATTGCTGAATTCTATATTACAAATGAAAAAAAATATATATATTTTTATAGTCCAGTAAATATTATTGGTGATAAATTACAAGAATGGAAAAAATCTATTCAAGAAGAACATGAAATATTAGATGGTCGACCACAAGATAATATTATATTATCATCATTTGATTACTGGTATTTAGAAGAAATATCATGTATTCCAATATTTAGAAATCAAGAATGGTTTAATGAAGCAAAAGAGCAATTGACTGATTTTTGGGAAGAAGTATTATATTATAGAGAAATGGGTTTAGAATTTTTAAAAGAAGAATTAAATATTCAAAAAGAAGAAAAAAAGAAAATCCGCGAAGATAAGAGAGAATTTTTAAAAGAAGAATTAAATATTCAAAAAGAAGAAAAAAAGAAAATCCGAGAAGATAAGAGACTACTAAAAAAGAAGGAATCAGATACAAAAAAACAAAAAAAGATTAAAGATTATATTAATTTGAACGATTCAAATGAAAATGATGATAAAAATGATGATAAAAAGGATGATAAAAAAGATGATATAGAAACATCTAATACAGAAACATCTAATACAGACAGTAGTGTAGAATTTGATGATAATGAAAAAGATAAATTAGATAAGTTAAATAAAGACCCATTAGAAACAGTAATTGACTTTAGTAATTTTGAATTTTGATATTGAATATATTTTTTATAATTTGAATAAATTTATTTTTTATAATTTGTTACAACAATCTTATCTTGAATATTTGAAAACCATTTCGTAGTAGATGATTTATTACTTAAAACACGACGCATTGATGGTATATTATTATTATGTTTTATAAGTGGTGGATTACATATAAAAATATCAGAATTATTAAATAATTTATTTTTTATTACTTGATCAATATTATCTTCAATTGGAATATTAAATTTTATTAATTTTTTTAAAAAATCTTTATGAATAAGAATTGCATACATGCCTGTATTATGTGTAGATGATTTTTGATCCATAATATTTGGTCTAATCAAATTTTCACTATATATTTCACCATTTATATTACTCGCACCTAAATAAAGCATATCCCATTTATTAGGTAATTGATTTAAATATATTTTTATTTTATTCTTAAAATCTTTAGGTATAATTACATCATCTTCAAGAACCAAAACATTTTTATTTTGATTAACAGAATAATTCCATAAAGAAATATGAGAAAGACTACATCCAATAGCACCTATCATCATTTTATTATTTGGATCAAGTTGTTTATTACTAATTAATTCATTAAGATTTAATTTACTACCATCAACAGCATTCCAACGAATAAAATTTATGTTGGCATTTTTACAGTCTTTTTTTATATTTTCTAATCGATCTTTACTTCTATTTAAATTAATAATAAAAATATTTGTATTTATATTATCAAAATTTTCATTTATATTTAAAAAAATATAATTCAAAATATAAAATAAAAGTAAAATAAATAATATTAAAAAAGTATTATTCATCATATAATATTAAAAAAGATAAATATTAAATATAAATTATAAAATTGATTGATAAAATTAATTGATATTTTGGAAGTGATTACACCCTTGAATATTTAAAACGCCGTTTTAACTAACAAGGGTTTGGGTCTGAACCCGGTAAAATCAATAGTAAGGAGTTTCACCCTACGATGGTCCAACTGTAAATCCAACTTAAGTATCAGCGACCCACTTCCTTAATCGCATACAGGTTTATTTACTTTATTGGTGGAGGACGAAATGAGTAGGTATTTGATATACGATTCTTTTTGCTTTTATCGCTCACGCACATCACCTAAATCCAGTATTGGAGAAGCAACCCCATTATTCTTCATTATTGCTTACTATGATTAGTAGTATTCCTTTATATTAGTTTGTAATATAATAACAGGCGTTTTAAATCTTCAAAGGTGTAAATATAATTACACTTTAATTTTTTCTTAGATAATGTCTAAAGAAAAATTATAGTTTTTTTATTGTTTCAACTAAATGTGTAGTAGATATACTTGGTGTTCTTTCTAAATAAATAACTTGACATATATCATTAAACTCATCAAATTTTCCTTCCCAATCATTACCCATTACTAATATATCTGCTTTATATTTTAAGATATATTCACGTTTTTTTTCTAAAGATTCTTCAAAAAATACTTCATCTACAAATTTTAAAGATTCTATTATTTTTTTTCTTTCTTTTTGTGAATAAATTGGATATTTATTTTTTTTTTTGAAATTTAATTCATCCGTTGATATTCCAACGATTAATTTATTTCCTTTATTTTTAGAACGTTCTAAAATATTAATATGTCCAATATGTAATAAATCAAATGTACCAAATGTTATAATATTCATTATTATTAATGTATATAAAAATTAATTATTTATACTTTTATAACCATTTTTTTTTAGACCTTCTTCATAACTAAATTTTTTTATAATATTCCAATCATTACCATAATGTGAAATTAAAAAATCTTCATTTGGTATATTATATTTTTTATTAAAAAAGTATATAGTCGTCATATTAAATTTATTTTTAAATTCACATCTTTTATTCAACTTTTGGTTACAAATAGAATTATAACTATAATGAATATAATCATTATTTTGTTTTAATACTTGAAAAACATCTATTTTTACATTTGTTTCAATATGTAAAAAGGCTAATTCTGTTGTATTTTTATTTATTTTATTACATTTTGGATAAAACGCTTGTAATTTAAATAGTCCTGAATTTAATATAATTTGTGTAATTTTTTTCAAATCAATGTCTTCAAAAACACCAATATCAATATCTTGGTCATGTTCAATAAATGTTTTTTCACGTGTTGCACCTAAAGCAGTTCCACAATACAAGAAAAAAAATATATTATTATTATTTAAAATATTTGCCATATCTTCTAATGTTTGTTTAAATTTTATTTGTTTTTGATTTAAATAATGTTCATTTTGTTCATTTTGTTTTAATAGATAATTTGTAAAATAAAATATTATTATTAAAATAAAAATATAAATAATTTTAATACACATAATATATATTAGATTTTTTTATTTTTTAATTTTATTTTTTAATTTTTAAATAATTTACAAATGAATATGATAAATATAAATATTAAATTAAATATATTTTTCGTATTATAGTTAATTTTATTTATGATTATAATATATATGAAATATATTATATTATTAATAATATTAATTTTATTTATATTTTTTAATTATCTTAATATTTATAAGAATTTAAAATATGAATATTTTTCATCAAATGGACTTAAATTAATTAAAAGTATAAATATAACACGAAAAATATACTATCCTCGAATATTCCAATTAAAGAACAATTATTATTTTTCATGTAGAATATCTAAAAATAAGAATAGATCAGATATTTTTAGTGAAAGAATTATTTTATATAAAATAGATTTAAATAATTTAAGTATTAATAGATTAAACAAAGAATATAATTTCCAAAGAGGAGCAACCCATAATATCCAATTTTATAATATAAGTGATAAATTAATCGGAATTGGTGGAAGAGGATATATTAATAAAGACAATAGAGTTTATAAAAAAGTATACAATGATTTTTTTATAAATAAAAATAACTTTTATTATTATAATAAAAATAATCAAAAATTTTTTAATTATAATAATATTGATAAAGAACGAATACCTCATTTTATAAAACCAGATGTTAATTGTTCTTTTTTTAGCAATGGTTTATATAAATTTGATATTAAAGATGATATTGATAATTTAGATAATAATTATACATATAATAAAATAATAACTAATTTAACCCAAGGAAGAAATGATGGATATTGGGGCAATAATGATGGTAAAAATATTAAGGATGGATTGACATATTTTGATTCGAATAATAGTTTAGTTTATAATATAAAAAATAAAAAATATTATTTATATTTTCGTGCGAATCTTGCTAAAGGTGTAAGAAATATTCAATATAGTACAAGTTATGATCTATTAAATTGGTCTTCTTTAAAATTAATTAAATTACACAATGTTCAATATAAAAATATATTACATATAAATATTTACATAAATAACTTTTTTTATTTAAAAGAAGTTAATAAATATATTGGTTTATTAAGTATTACAAAACCTGACTCAGATCATAATATTGAAAAATCATTTATATCATTATATATATCAGATGATTGTGAAAATTGGCACTTTAAAAAAAATATTTTTTCAATATATTATCCAAATGAATTTTTAATTTGTGGAAAACCAATTTTATATGAAAATAATTATTTATTTTTTATTGTAGATAATACTAATTTATACATTAAAGTATATAAAATAAATAAAAATATTTTTTAATTATTTTATATGAAAATAATTATTTATTTTTTATTGTAGATAATACTAATTTATACATTAAAGTATATAAAATAAATAAAAATATTTTTTAATTATTTTATATATAAATATATTAGTTTATAATAATGAAAAGTAGTAATAAAATATTTTTAAAACTTCTATTTATACTATTTATACTATATATTCTATTTATACTATTTAATCACTTTAAATATTTTGAGAAGTTTTCAAATAATTATTATAAAATTAATGGAATTGATAAAATTGTATGGATAAATTTAGATCGAACTGTAGAAAGAAAAAAACACATGGAATCTTTACTTAATCAAACAAATATTCCACACCAACGTATTTCTGGGATTGATGGTCAAAAAATAAATGTAAATAAAATAACAAATGATCTTGTATTAGGTAAAAAAATGTCATTAGGTGAAATTGGATGTACATTAAGTCATATTAAATCGATTAATTCATTAAAAAATGAAAAAGGTAATTATTTTATGGTATGTGAAGATGATATTGGATTTGATAATCTTGTATATTTTAAAAAAAATGATTTAAACAAAATAATTAAAAATGCACCAAAATTTGATATTTTAATGATAAATAAGATATATACAAAAGAATTAAATAATACTTATGAAAAATGGATAACAAATTATAATAAAAATAAAAAAATATGGGGTACAGGTTGTTATATTATTTCGAAAGATGGAATTCAAAAAATATGTAAAATATGTGAATATATAAATGATAATCAATTTAAATTTAATAAAAATATATACAATGGTTTTAATGTAGCTGATATTTATTTATATAAATTATTAAATACATGGGTTTATAAATATAATTTTATTAATACTATTGAACAAACATCATTGATACATAATAATCACTTAAATTATCATAAAAATAGTAATTTGTTTAATTTAAATTTAATTAAAGAAAATCAACAATTTTTATAATATTGTTGATTATTCTTCTATTTTACATCTTTGAATAATTAAAACGCCATTTTTATGGCATAAAAAGTAAAACAAAAAACTTTTTATAATTATATTATAATTAATTATAATATAAGTAAAGAAAACATATTTTATTTATTATTTTTTACCACCACCAAAAAATGTTCCATTAGGACCTTGTAAATTAAATAACCAATTATTTTCACCACAATTTCTTGGTATTGTGGCTAAAGTTGGTCGTGATTCAGGTTGTAAAGGCATTTTCATTGGACTCCAAATAGTTCCAGGATCATATGAATCACAATATTTATCCTTCTTTGAAGCATTACGTTTATCTTTCTCAGAATAATAATAAATTCCATCATCATCCCAATCTCGAGGAGGTGATTTAGCTGGATATTGTCCTTTCCATTTTGGCTCTTCATCAAGAACAGGCCATTTATTATAAGATTCTCCTTTTTCAATTTTTGGATTATTCGAACTTTTATATCCAATATATTCTAAAGACATATCTGTAATACCAGAAAATCCAAATTCATTAATGTCCATTTTATTATTATTGAAATTATTCTTTGATGAATCTACAACTAATGTGGAATTTTGTAATTTAATTTGATTTAAATAAAAATATTTTGGTTTTAATGGATCATTTTTGAAAATTTCATTAGATAATTTCATATTTTGTGTTGGAATAACATCTAATGGTAAAGGTATTAATTGATCTTTTGAAGGAATACCAATATTATAATCATCAAATATATATTTTTTTTGTTTTATACCATATTTATAAATATAACTCTTTTTTGGAATTTTAATAATATCAATTATTAATTTTATTTGAAAATAATTTTTCTTGTCCCATAAAAACAATTCATAAATATAATTTGAGGAATTGTTTTTATTATAAAATATTTCAACATTACCATAATTTGTTTTAGAAAAATTATAATAAGTATCTTGATTTAGTATTAATAAAACATATTCCGTAATATTATCTAAATCACGTCTTAATTTATCATCAATCGTAGAAATAATATATTTTTCGTGATTAAATGGTCCTTCTAGTTGAATTTTTTCTTCATTTATTAATTCTAATTTATTAAAAATTCTATCATAATTAAATTGATTAATATTTTCAGTATTATAATCTGGATGACTACTGACTTTTTTATTTAAATAATGTTTTACATAATTTGGTGTATTATTATTCGTTTCATAAAAATTAAATTCTTCATTAATAATTTTTTTATTATTTTTATTTTTATTATCAAGAAAATGGTTTATTATTAATAATATTGAAGCTAATATTAATAATATATATATATACATTATTCCTTCCATATATATTATAATTATTTATTTTTATTTAAAAAAATTTTTTTTTATTGTTTTATTCTTTTCTAAAACAATATTGTGTTCTCCATTTTCCATTTTTTTAAAAAAAGAAATCCGATTAATCATATTATACGTTTTATCAATTGTTATATATTTTTTTAATAAAGTATTATCATTTAATATATCATCAATTATACTTAAATCACATGATAATTTTATTTTTTTTCTTTTTATATAGTCATTAACATGATCTAATTTATCTTCATAGCTTAAATCATAGAAATTTGTACTAGTTTCATCTATTTGTATTATATTATTTTGAAAAATATTAATATCTTCATCAAGTTTTGATTGTTTATCATAATACTTCTTTCTTGAATCTGTAAAATCCTTCATCTCTTTAGATGGTTTAATTTCAATTATTTCTTTTTTTTTTAATTTTTCTTTTACTTTATAATCATATTTTTGTTTGTTTATTTCATTTAACTCATTTATATCACTTATGTATTTGTCTACAAATAATGATATATTCATATTATAGGTTATAGGTTATATTATTAATATAACTTTATAATTCAAATTGTTTTTATTTTTTAACAGATTTTACATGTTTATAGGATGTCCTTTAGAAACTTCTACTCTACATACTGGGCATTTATTACTATGTTTTTTTAACCAGTTTTCTATACAAATATGATCATAATAATGACCACAATTTAATTTTAATATTTGAGATGATTCGCTAAAACAATCTAAGCATATATTACATTTCGTATCTTTTTGTATATCTTTACTACTAATACTTGTAATTTCATTAAATTCTTCATCTGTTAAAGCAATAATAATATCTTCATTCGTATCTATATTAGAATTATTAATATTTATATTAAATTGGCTTAATAATGAATTTCTTAAATTATTTATACTATTTGGGTTAAATATATTATTTATTAATACATCATTCAAACTATTATTCATATTATTCATATTATTATTCATATTATTCATATTATTCATATTATTATTCATAATATTATTCATATTATTATTCATAATATTATTCATATTATTCATATTATTCATATTATTCATATTATTCATATTATTCATCGACGGATATATATTATCATGTGTAAATATATTATACGATGATGTAAGATTAAATATGTTATTATTTATTTCATCATTATTTGTTTCATCATTATTTGTTTCATCATTATTTATTTCATCATTATTTATTTCATCATTATTTGTTTCATCATTATTTGTTTCATCATTATTTGTTTCATCATTATTTGTTTCATCATTATTTGTTTCATCATTATTTGTTTCATCATTATTTGTTTCATCATTATTTGTTTCATCATTATTTGTTCCATCATTGTTTATTTCATTATTTATTTCATCATTATTTTCATAATCTAATTCAATTAAGTTATCTTGATTATTTTCTAAATTATTATCCAGATTATTAATACGATTTTGAATATTATTATTTATAATATTTAGAAAATTATTATTATTTATTGGTGATATATTGTCAATATCATTAAATAATGTATTTACAAAATTATTCATGTTATTTCTAATAATATTATAATTTTCATCATATAAATTAGACGTATTTAGATTATTAGTATTTAGATTAGTAGTATCATTTGAATTAGTAGTATCATTTGAATTAGTAGTATCATTTGAATTAGTAGTATCATTTGAATTAGTAGTATCATTTGAATTAGTAGTATCATTTGAATTAGAAGTATCATTTGAATTAGTAGTATCATTTGAATTATTAGTATTATTTAGATTAGTAGTATTATTTAGATTAGTAGTATTATTTAGATTAGTAGTATTATTTAGATTAGTAGTATTATTTAGATTAGCAGTATCATTTGAATTAGAAGTATCATTTGAATTAGAAGTATCATTTGAATTATTAGTATTATTTAGATTAGTAGTATTATTTAGATTAGTAGTATTATTTAGATTAGCAATATTATTTAGATTAGAAGTATTATTTGAATTATGTCGTTGAATTAAATTTGTTACAAATGGAAATAGTAAATTATTTAAATTATTATTGTTATTGTTATTGTTATTATTGTTATTGTTATTATTGTTATTTAAATTATTAATATAATAATTTGACTGGGATTCTTGGAACCATTTATTATAATTATCAATAATTAAATTATTCTTAATAACATTACCACATTCGTCTCTTTTTCTATCAATAATTTTAATTGATATTATTTTAATTAAATTATTTTCTTTAATAAAGCATGATAAATTATTTTCAAATTTTAAATCATCAATACCTAAAATATATTCTTTGTCATCTATAGTAATTAACGAATATTCAATATTGTAAATCATTAATTTATTAAATTTTAATATTTCTTCTTGAATAAATCCAATACTGTTATCAATATTTATATTAAATTTATTTGAATATTCATTATATATAAGTTGTATATCCATGATTATAATATATATATATATATCTATTTTAAGTTTATTATAAATAATTTTTAATATTCCAGCAAAATAAACATGACTGATTATATGGACTTGTTATGTCATTTTTATTAATAACTTCTAAATAATAAGGTTTAGTACCAGTTTTATTAAAAACATCATGTATTTTTGGACATGCAAACTTATTTATATCATTACAGTTAAATTTTTTTAAATTTTTTCCACATGGATCACATATTCCAGTTGAAGATAGATTATTAAAACAATTATTTTTATTATTTTGACATTTATTGCATTTATCATAATTATTTTTCATTAAATCTAATTTCATACAATCACTTGGATTACATTTTTGATAACATTTATCCATATCTTCTTCTTTTTTAATTATATTTAATTTATAAACTTTATTTTTATTTTTTAGAAACATATTATTTGCTTCTTTTATAGTATAATTCTTGAATTTTTCATATTTATAATAATAAAAGTATAAGAATACAATTATTATTATAAATATAAATATAAATAAAATTAAATTATATTTCATTCTATTGTAATAAAAGAAAATAATTATTCGCATAAATTATCTTTTGGATTTTTTGGAATAATACATTGATTTATACCAAATGATAAACACGATTCACATTCATTTGAAACTGGATTAAAACATGAAAACATTGATTGACACTTACTGCATTTTTTATAATTATCTAATTTTTGCTCATAATAATCACACATATTTTTGGAACAATAATCGTCGCAAGTTTTTCTTTTATATAAGTTGTCTAATGATGAAATATTATAATCTTCATCATTATATTCCTTAACTGTTTGATATCTAATAATTGTATTTTTATTTTTATAAATATAATAAAATAAGGAAAATAAAAATAAAATGAAAAGTAAAATAGTTAATGAATTATAATAGTTCATATATTTTATTAATATTTTATTTTATAAAAATAAAATAAAATGATTTAAAGAATAAGATATATGTTATATCATACAATATGTCAGAAAATAATAACAAACGAAATTCAATGTCCGCTTATCAACAATTAAGCAATATTCTCAATTCTTTAAAAACAGAAGAAATGTCTCTTAATGATGCTATGAGTAAAATTCAATTAAAGGAAGTACCACCCACAAGACCTTATTGTAAAGTTACTGGAAGTGGTGCTCTTGCACTATATGGTATTTCAAAACAACCAATTGTAATGTATGCTGATCAATGGTTTAAACTATTAAAAGTTTCTAAAAGTGATTACATTGATAATTATATTAAATATAATGAACAAAGACTTAAATTTAAAAGAAGAATTCTTAAAAGAACTGATAATAAACATCAAGATAATAAACATCAAGATAATAAACATCAAGATAATAAACATCAAGATAATAATATTGAATGTGATAATATTGAATGTGATAATATTGAGGATGATAATATTGAGGATGATAACTTTGAAGATTTTGAACAAGTTGAAAAAGTTTAACAAGTTTTTATTAAAAATATAAAAATAAGAATTAAAAATAAATAATAAAATAATAATAATAAAAAATAAAAAATAAATAATAAAAAATAAAAAAATTAATTTATTTCTAATAGTTTATTAAATATTAAATAATAAGAAGATATACCAATCATAATTATTAATAATAATATTATAATATCATCATTTAGTATATTACCAGATAAAGCATTTATTAAAAAATCTTTATCAGGATTTATATGACTAAATATTAATTGTATTACAATTAATATTACGAATAATTTATAAATATCATTTAAAAAATTTTTATAATTTTCTTCCATGTCTAAGTGCAAATTAATTATTGCCATATATAATTATATATTATATTTTTTTTCTAATTATTTAACATTTGTTAAATATGCGTATATGCGTATATATATATATATAAAGTTATTACCATATAATAAATATGGATAATAAATTATTTAACATGTTTTTTAATAAAAACGAAAGCAATGAACCTAAAAAGACAGAAGAAAAGAACGAGAATGAATTAAGTTTAGAAGATAGATTATATTTAGTTTCAAAAAATATTGATAATAATAATAAAAATGAATTATATGAAAATATAATAGAAAATAAAAATTTATTATTTACACAAAACGATTGTTTAATTAATGATTATGTATACAATGATGTAGAATTTATGAGTGATCATTATAATAATAGTGAAAATGGTTTATATTCAAAAATAAATAATTGTTCAACAAAGGTTGGGTCAATATTATTTCAAAAAATATTAAAAAAACCCATAAATGATATAGACATTTTAAAAAAAAGACAAGAATATGTAAGAAAGATACTTCCAATTTATGATAAAATAAAACCATTGATAATGAAAATCAAAGAAATAGAGAATGATTTAATCTGGTTTTGGGATGATAAAAGTATGAATCATATTAACAATATGGATGATATGATATATTTCAATTGGACATTTATTCCGGGAATAGATATTAATACACAATTAAATGAAAATGAATATGCTTTATTAGGAACAAATATTTATAAAATAGTATTATCGCCAATATTAACATCAATAACACCGATTATTACATTAATAACACCATTAATATTAATGCTATGGTTTAATAGAAAATTACAATCCGATATTCCGATTAAAACAATAATATGGAATTATTTTAAAACATTATGGGGTGATGATACAATGAAAATTTTTATTAAAAATCCAACAAAGGCACAAATAGCATCATTGTTAACAAAGGGTTTGTATTTATTTATGTATTTTCAAAATATCTATTACAGTATTCAATCATCGAGTAATACAAATAAATTAATTAATGTAATTCATGAAAAATTAAATAAAATGACTAAATATATTCATGTTTCAAAAGAGATTGAGAATATTTGTCATAAAAATGGTTTATTAGATTTAACAAGTTATATTGATTATACTGATTTCTCAAAAGATAATAAATTTTATCAAGAAAATTATTTTTCACATAGTGTATTTTTTCAAGAACCTGGATTATTTACAAATAAAGGTATAATATTAAAAATATTTAAGAAATTTAAGTTTTATAAAAATCAGGTAATTGATATATTTCAATTTAATGGTATTGTAGATGTATTATTATCAATATCATCATTATTAATAAAAAATGAAAATAGTGATAACTATCCATATACTTTAACAAGTTATAAGAAAAATAAGAAACCTTATTTATCAATTAAAGATATTTGGCATCCTTATTTAATTAATGGGGAAGTTGTTAAGAATTCTATAATTATGAAAAATAATTTATTAATTACAGGACCAAATGCAGCAGGAAAATCAACATTTATTAAATCAGTCATTATTAATATTTTATTATCACAGACAATTGGTATAAATAGTTGTTCTTATTTTGAAATAACACCTTTTTATTTAATAGAAACATATTTACATATACCAGATATTAAAGGAAAATCATCATTATTTGAAGCTGAAATGATAAGATCAAAAGAATATATTGAAAAGATTAAGAATTTAGATAAAAAAGAATTTTCATTTATTGTATTGGATGAAATTTTTTCATCTACAAATTATATTGAAGGATTTTCTGGAGCTTATTCGATATTAAAAAATTTGAGTAAATATAAAAATACATTGTTTATTGTAACAACACATTATACTGATTTAAGTATTTTAGAAAAAGATACGAAAAAAAATATAGAAAATTATAAATTTAGTGTTGATTATGACAAAGATAAAAATATAATTTTTAATTATTTATTAGAAAAAGGTGTAAGTCATCAATATATAGCATTAGATTTATTAAAGAATAATGGATTTGATGAAGATATAATTAATGATGCTATCGATATTTCTAAAAAAATTTCAAAATCGAAAATAAAGAAAATAAAGAAAATTAAAAATAAAGAAAATTAAAAATAAAGAAAATTAAAAATAAATTAAAAATAAATAAAATAAATAAAATAAAAAATAAGTAAAATAAGTAAAATGATAAAAAATCTTTTATAAATTAATGTATAATTACTAAAAAGTTCGTTATTAGTAATTTTTATAATATCTATCTTATTATTTTCTTTATTCTCTGTATTTTTATTTATTGAAGTTTGATATTTATATATTAAATTTAAATAAGTTGGTTGAAAATAATTCATTATATTATATAGGAATAATATAATGTCGTTTAAAAAAGTATTTAAAAATATAGCTCATATTTAAATAAATGATATTCAATCTAATTACAATAACAGTACTGATTTTATTAATAATTATATTAATTATGTTATATTATATTTCAAGTGATTCAAGAAGAAATAAAAATAATATTAATATATGTGAGAGTAATATATTATCTCTTAAAGATAAAGTTTCATCACTTGAGAAAATAATTAATGATATTCCTTCACAGTCTCAGCCAAATTTAGAAAATATATTAAATCAATTCCAAAAATCAAATAAATATATGAATTCAGATGATTTAATGTTTCCATTAAATGATGGTGATAACAATGATGAATATGATGAAGATTCTGACGAAGATTCCGACGAAGATGATGAAAAATCAGGTGATAATCAAGAAAATTCTGTTGAAGATTCTGATGACAATTCAGGTGATAATAACAAGGATTCTGATGATAATAATGAAGATTCTGATGACGATTCTGATGACGATTCTGATGACGATTCTGATGACGATTCTGATGATAATAATGACGATTCTGATGACGATTCTGATGATAATTCTGATGATAATTCTGTTAATATTGAAGATATAGATTCTGATGATAATTCTGATGAAGAAGATATTATAAATAAAATTATTGAAGAAAGTCAAAAATTAGAAGATTTAGAAGAAAAAGTTAAAGAAGTAGAACAAGTTAAAGAAGAAGAAGATAAAGAAGAAGAAGATAAAGAAGTAGAACAAGTTAAAGAAGTAGTACAAGTTAAAGAAGTAGAACAAGATAAAGAAGTAGAACAAGATAAAGAAGATGATAATAAAAATGTATTAGAATATATGGAAAAGGTAATGCCATCAATGATTAAGGCAGATAAACCAACAAAAAAATATCCAAAAAGTAGTTTGTCAAAATTAGAAATAGGACATATAGAAAAGGGCGTGGATGATATAGAATTCGTAGTTACTTTAAATAAACTAGGAAGGAAATTTTGGAAAAAAAAGTAAAAAATAAAAAGTAAAAAATAAAAAGTAAAAATAAAAAATAAAAAATAAAAAATAAAAAATAAAAAATAAAAAATAAAAAATAAAAAATTTAATTAAATTAATTTAATTAAATATTTTTTTAATATTAAAATATTTATTATAATTATATGAATTGTAATAAAACAAGTAATAATAAATATTTTGACTGTCCAGCATTAATGTCAGATGGAAGAATTATGACAGATTATAGACAAAGTTGTACTGTAAATGATATGATAAGATTAAACAATAATGTATTATCAAGTAATGACTATAGACAATTTTTAATAAATAATGCTGAAGATATAATAAATATAAATCAAGATTATATTGTTAATAAAAATGGATGTAAAAGTGGAGAATTAGTGGAAGTACCTTTTTCGAAAGTATGTAAATATACCACACAATATGGAAAATGTGAAAAAACAAACCAAAGAGTTGGATTAGGAATTGCTAATCAAGCTGAAAGTAATATTAATACATGTGGAAATAACCAACATTCTGGCTGTTATTTTAACGATGCCGAAAATATGAATGTAAATGCTAACTTTTTTAATGGAAAAAATACAGATTATAATCAATATTCTACTATCAATTAAATTTAATTAATTTAAATTGATTATTTTTTTCATATTTTAATTATTTAAGAAATAAACATTAAATAATTTTATGAACGAATTGCAAACTTTGGAAGAATTAAATAATTTTAAGAAATATGAAGAAAATCGAGGGACACTTATAACACTTTATTTTTATAAAATTAAAAAAGAAGAAGTATTACATATAATAACCAAAGAGTTAAATAAAGTTAGTACTATACAAAATGTATCTGTCAAACAAAAATTAAATGATAGATTATATAATTTAAAAATAATTGTTGAAAAAATAGATGATAATTGTATTATTAATTCATTATTTTTATTAGAAAATGAAGTATATGAATATAAATTTACACAAAAAGATATACAAATATTTATTGAATATAAATTAAGAAATTTTTATATAAAAAAAGATAGTATTTTTGATATAGATTATATTACAGATTTATTCAACAACTTTGAATTTAATTATTGTTGTCAAATTACAAAAAATCTTACAAAATTCAGTAAAATAAATATGAATAAAAATAAAGTAATAATGGAAACTAAATTTTTAAATGAAAAAAGTATGATTGAAATAATAAATACTTTTTTAGTAGACCATAAAATTAATGATTTATTAGTATATGGTATAAATAATAATATTAAATGTCTAATAAATGAAAAAAATAATAAATTAATAATTAAAAATGAAGAAATGACAAATGAAGATATAATAAACTTATTTTCTACTAGAAAATATGATTTTAATAATGAATTATTAGAAAAAAGATTAAATGATTTAGATAATCCAAAAACAAATTTAGATGTATATGTTTTTGGAAAATTAAAGAAAGAAATAGTAACATCAATTGAATATTATCAACTCAAAGAATTATATATTGAAGAAAGAAAAATAGAAATACTTAAACAATTTATAGATGAAAGTTATTTAAATTTTACTATTATACCGATAAAAGTTATAAAAAATGGAGATATTGCTGATCAATTTATAAATAATTATAATGGATTAATGGGTATTAAATATTATTAATATTTTATATTTATAATTTATGTTAAAAAATAAAAATATAAAAAAAATATGTTATATAAATATAATATGAGTCTTGATTCATTTGCAGGAGTAAATTTTGATGATCCTAAAACTAAAGAAATTTTTGAATATAGAGAGAAAAATATGTGTGATACTTGGAATTCTTCTAATAAAGCATTGCCATTATGTGATGTTGATATTGTTAAAGATAATAATAATTCATTTATGGTTAGTGGAAGTTTAAAAGGAGATTTAATGTCATTATCAAATACAAATAATTTATATATAAAATATTGGGCTGCTAACTCTCCTAATTATAATAGTAATTTTTCTGGAAGTGGATTACCTTTTCCAAATGAAGAAATTGCTTTTGAAAATTCACATAATGTTGGTACATCAAATATATCCAAAGGAAATTTTTCAATATCAATGAGATATCCAAATAGTTATTATATAAATATGGGTTCAACTTATATTCACCCAGAGGTCCAAATACAAGTTTTTGACACAAATACAAAAAAAAGTGTTAGTGAAATCCAACATATAAATTTAGGAGAGGGAATACCATTTAGAACATTAACATATCCTTACCAAAGAGATTGGAGCGATGGACCTTTGTTTTATAAATCCACATCACAAAATAGTAATGTTAGAAGCCAAGAACAAATTTTATTAGATTCAGCATATCCATCTGTTAATAAGATGCCAAAAAATTTTTGGGGTAAAACACCACCTTGTTAAATATTTTATTTTATTTACAATGGATATTAATATATATTAAAAATATTTTTAATATATATATAATAATGTGTATAAATTTCGAAACATCTATAGCAGCATTTCTTATTGGTGAAATAGCAGGATTTATTTTATTTTTAAGTAATAATATTTATAAAAAATATATTGGTCTATTTATCATGTTTTTCAGTTTAGTTCAAATATTAGAAGCTTTAATTTATAAAGGTTATGATTATAACGGAATATTTTCAAAAATATTATTAATTAATCTTAGTCTTCAAGGAACTTTTTTTTTTTACTTAATAAATAAAATTGACCCAAACCAAAAAATATACTTATATATATGTGGAATTATTTCTATAATAATAATATCAAGAATATTTTTTACTGATTTTAAAAATGCTTCAATAAATACTTGTTTAAAATGGAATTTTATGGATTATATAAATAAAAAATTATTTTATGTAATGTATTTACTAATATTTTTATATTCTTTTACATCTAATATTTATTTTATTACAATTAGTGCATTAATTTTATTGATTACATATATAATATCTAATATAGTTCAAAATGAAAATTCACCTAGTATGTGGTGTTTATCCTCAGCTTTAGTATCTCCACTTATAATATTTTTATAAATTAGAATTTGGAAATTAGAAATTAGAATTTGTAATTAGTAATTCTTAACTTTTCCATTTTTTCTTTTTCTTCTGGTGTTAGATATTCCATCCATAAATCACCATATTCTACATTTATATAATCTGGATGCCATGGACCACCATCAGTATAATGTAATGTTTTTATTGGTCCATCATTATAATAATTTACTAAATAATTATAATCTTTAGGTATTTCTATTAATTCTCCATCTTTAGCCCACTCGAATCTATGAAGCCATTGAGGGCTTTTTGTATTTATATTTTCCAATGTTAAATTTCTTGTTGAAGGGTGTTCATTATTGAATATTATTAAACTTGACCAATTTTTTCTTGGATACCATTCTTGTTTTTGTCCATCCATCTTGAATTTATTATTACAATTTTTATATTTATGCATGACACATGATAATGCTTTTGTAGAATCTATATATTTTAATAATTCAGCAACATCACATGTCCATAAAAAATCACTATCACAAAATAAAGAATAACCTTTATAAGATGATAAGTATGGAACAAAAAATCTGGTATAAGTAAATTCTGTTGCACCATCTTTATCAGTTCTTTTAAAGATTCCATCTTTTATCATGTCTGATTTTATCATTTTATGAAATGTCACTGGGATACTTGTATGTTTTTCAATAGATCTTTTACATACATCATAAGCTAATTCTTGACCATAATTCGAACTATCAAATCCAATAAATATATTTAAATTTTCCATTACTAATAATATAAAATATAAATATATTTATTTTTATATTAATATTAATTTTTATTCTAAATTATATTAGAATTAATATTATAGTAGACAATGTTTGAATCATTGATAAGATTTTCACTTTATTTGTTATTGGATATATATCACCATATCCAAGCGTTGTTCCTGTTATTACAGAAAAATAAAGTCTATCAAAAAATTTCTGTAAAAATGATGGTTTTACTTTATCAGTATCTAACTCTTTAGGTATTATATTTTTTTTAATTTCTTTGGTTGTATCATCAATTAATTTTTCTTCTTTATGTGTTCCTTTAACAATATGATTATCTATATTGTAAAAAGTTTCTTTTATTTCTTTTACTATTTTTTCTTTTAATATTTCATCTTTTATCATTTCTTGAATATTATTAATTCCACCAAAATTTGTATCATCAACTATCATGTATAAGATCGCAAATAAAAATATTAAAAATAATAGTATTGATAATTTAAATCTATTTATTTTCATATTATAATAATAATATATATAAAAATTGATTTTTTTAATAAATATATTAAATATATTAAATATATAAAATATATAAAATATATTATTACAAATAAATAATGGAGTGTTTTATATGTTGTGAAAATAAAAATCCTGAAGAATTTTTAAAATGTGAAAATCAAGAATGCAATTATGAAGCATGTATTGAATGTAATAAAAAATATTTATTAGATTCTATGCAAGATGTACATTGCATGAGTTGTCGGAATGTTATTCCATATGAAACGTTTTTAACAAAATTTGGAAAAAAATGGATTTTTGGAAAATACAAAACTCATAAAGAACATATATTAATTAATATTGAAAAATCAAGATTTAAAGATGATATGCAACAAATTTTTATTGAAAATAAAAAAAAAGAATTAAATGAAGAAATTAACGCTATATATCAAGAATATAGAAAAAATATTAGACCCATTCAAGAAAAACTTCGTGAAATTACAATACCAAATAAAAAAAGAGAATCTTATATATCACATTTTCAATGTTCTGATCCAGAATGTAATGGATTTTTAGATAAAGATTTTTTATGTCAGTTATGTAATACACAGACGTGTAAAAAATGCTATGTTCCACTTGAAGAAGGTGAATCAGTTAAAATTCATGCTTGCGATGAAGAACAGATCGCAACATTTGCTGAAATTAAAGAACATTCTAAAACATGTCCTTCATGTGGTGAATTTATTTCAAAAATAAATGGATGTGATCAAATGTTTTGTGTTAAATGCGGAACATCATTTTCATGGAAGACAGGTAACATAGAGAAAGGTGTTGTACACAATCCTCATGCACATGCGTTCTTCCAAAATAATCCACAAATGGCTGAAAATTATAGAAATAATATTAATGGTAACAATGGAAATGGATGTAGAACACATATACCTCATTTCATTATGGTATCTGAAAAAGTTGATCAAGATACACGAAGATATTTACAAATGTTGCATAGAACTGTAACAGAATTTAGAGCGTATTATCGTGTTACATATTCAAATAAAATTGAAAATGATATTGATGGAAAAACGAATGAAACTGATAGAAAGAAATTATTAAAAAAAGATATTACTGAAGAACGATTTAAATCACTTATTCACATGAGATATAAGAAACATAATTATAGTAAACAAATCGCTACTTTAATTAGAAGTACATTTGATATTATGGAGTTATTTTTTTGGGAACTTGCAGATTCATCAATTAATGAAGAAGATGAAAATAATAATAATTTAGTAAAATTAAGAAATAATAATCAATTAATCTATGATTCAATGATGCTATTAATTAATGATACAAACAAAAATATTAAAAATATAACCGAATTATTTGGTTACAGTAAAGTAATACATTTATCGAATTCTATGAGAGGAATGCCATATTCTTTATAGATTCATAAATATATTTAAACATATTATAATTTTTTAAATAAAAAGATAAATTCATTCAATATTTGTCTTTCATCTTCAATACTTAATTTAGGTATTTTGATATTATTATTATAACAAATTGATAATAAACCTATCAATAAATCATAATCATAATATCTTTTTATTGTTGTCCCTGACATATTATAATATATATATACAAATAAAACAATCGTAAAAATAATAAATTAAATTTAATATATTATTTTATAATGAGTCAATTATTAAACGCACTATCTAATAAAGACAAAAATATTGATACAATATTAGATTTAGTTACGAAATCTGATTTAACATTTATTAATGAAAAAAGAGAAAATGCATTATTGCTATCATTGCATTATGAATTACCTCAAGTTGTACATAAAATATTATCATATAAGAATTGTGGCATAGACCAAATAGATCATTTAGGTAATAATGCTTTAATCTTATCTTTAAAGAAAAATTATCGTGATGTTGCTAAAATACTTATTAAAAAAGGATTAAAAAATATAAATTATGTAGATAAATATGGTGATAGTGCATTAAGTTGTACATTGCGTTATGATTTTTTAGATATTGCGGAATTATTACTTGAATTTCCAGATATTAATGTTAATCATGTAGATAAACACGGAGATAGTATTCTATTAATACTTATAGATAATTTACAAGAAGATATTGGAATTAAAATAGTTGAAAAATTTAAAATAAATATTAATTATGTAAATCATCATGGGTTTGACGCATTAATATTATGTATTGCAAAAAGATTACGAAGATTAGCAATTATTCTTATAGAACAAGGAGCAAATACAGAATTCGTAAATAATACTGGCGATACATCATTAATTTATGCTTTAAATAATGACTTTTCAGATATATCACAATTGATTGTTAGTAGAAATAGTGATAATTCATTAGTAAATAAACATGGAGATACAGCATTTTTTCATTCAATTATAAAAGGAGATGAAGAATTGGCAAAAGACATTTTTTCTAAAGGTAATTCTAATTTCGAATTAATTAATGCAGAAAATAATAGTAGTCTTATTTTAGCATTAGCAAATAATCTATATACATTGTCCTTTTTATTAATAAAATATGGGTCAAAAGAGTATATAAAACATATAAATAAAAATTATGATAATGCATTATTTTTATCGATGGGTAAAGGACAATGGCATTTAGTTTATGAAATTATTGATAAACAGTGTTATGATATTAATACACAAAATATTGAAGGAGATACTACATTATTTTTAAGTATTAATTACGGTGTAGAAGAATTATGTTTAAAAATGTTTGATGATAACGAAGACGATGTTGACGTAGATATGGTAAATAATGATGGTAGTACATTGTTAATGTGTGCGGTAATATGTGGTATGAAAAAATTAGCTGAAAGAATTCTTAAGAAAATAAATATTCATAATTTGAATTTTCAAAACAAACATTTTGACAATATTTTAATGATATGTATTAGTTTACAATATTTTGAATTAGTTGATATTATATTAGATTTTGAGGAAATAGATGTAAATATTATCAATAAATATGGAGATACTCCATTAATTTTATTACTAAATTTTCAAAAATTTGATTTAGTGAAAAAGATTCTTGACAATGATTGTATGAATATTGATCATGTATCGGATAGTGGATTATGTGCACGAGAAATGTTAATTGCACATAATATATTTTTAGAATATTTAGAATATATTTAATATAGTCAATAAATAGTTAGTGACTTATTTGCATATGGGATATTATATAGGATAATATATCAATCTTTTTATAAAATAAAATTATAATTGATTTTTTTTCATTAATTAAAATAAATTAAAATAAATTAAAATAAATTAAAATAAATAAATCACTAACTATTTATTAAAAAATAATTAAAAAATGAATTATTAATTTATAAAAAAATATAAATCTAAAAAGCTTAAAGATAATATACTTATATAATACAATATGTCAAATAAAGGAATAATTGCAGATGACTTCGACTGGGAAAATAATACCTGGGATGTAATAGATAAATTTTTTAAACAAGATGATATATTAATTAATCATCATTTAACGTCATTTAATAATTTTATGGAAAAAGATTTACAATCTATTGTTCGTGAAAAAGAATTTAGCACAGTTAAAATTTATAATAAAGATAAATATGATGAAGAAAAAGAATTATATCGAGAAATTTATGAAATTGAATTCGGTAAAATACATATTAGTAAGCCAGTATTGTATGATAAGCCAAATAAATATATGTATCCTGCGGAAGCACGTTTAAGGAAATTGACGTATAGTGCGAATGTCTATTTAGATATTCATCATAGAACAATTAATATTAAAGAAAATGGAGAAAAGGTCATTGAAAATCATCCAACATTAGAGAAATATCCATGTAGTAAACTTCCTATTATGGTAGGTTCGAAATTTTGTGTATTAAATGAACAAAGTAATTTAACAAAATGTGAAATGGGTGAAGGTATGTTTGATGGAGGAGGATATTTTATCGTTAAAGGAAGTGAAAAAGTTATTATAAGTCAAGAAAAAGTATGTGAGAATAAAATTTGTTGTTTTCCTGAAAAGACATCACAAAACAAATTTTCTGATAAAGCAGAAATAAGGAGTGTTGATAAAAACAGTCCATCAATTGTATCAAAGATTATTGTAAGAATGAAAATGACAAAGGATAATTGTGATGATAATGTAATTCGTGTTAGAATGGGGCGTTTTAAACAAGATATTCCAATTGTTATTATATTTAGAGCATTAAATTATATATCAGATAAATCAATTATTGAATTAATTGTATCAAATACATCAAATCAATCAAATAATGATATGATTGATTTATTAAACGCATCAATCGATGAGGCAAAACAAATCAATACTCAAAAATTAGCATTAGAATACATTTCAAAATATTTAAGTGCGATCCAAATTAATAAATATAAAACAAGTAAATGTAAATTGAAATACACATTTGAAGTATTAATCAGTGATTTATTTCCACATGTTGGTAGTTCACCTATTAAAAAAGCAATGTTTTTAGGTCATATGACATATAAAATGTTGCGTTCAAGTTTAAAAAAGGAGTATGATGACAGAGATTCATTTTTAAATAAAAGAGTAGAAACATGTGGTGAATTAATGGCTCAATTATTTAGGGCATTTTTTGGAAGATTTAATAAAGAATTAAAGATGGAATGTGACAAGGATATGTTATCAGGAAGAATGTCAGAATTACATTTAAATTTAACAAAAAAATTAAAACCAAATTCTATTGAGAGAGATATTAATTATTGTATTAGTACTGGTACATGGGGTTTAAAAAATAAAAATCCTCGTAAAGGTATTGCTGCAGTATTACAAAGGTTAAGTTATTTACAAACATTAAGTTCATTGCGCAGAGTTGTGTCAGCACAATTTGATAAGAATGGTAAATTTACTGAACCGCGTAAATTACATTGTACTCAATGGGGTGTTATCTGTCCATTTGAAACTCCTGAGGGTTCTCCTATTGGGCTTATTAAAAACATGGCGCTTACATCATGTATTTCAATTCCATGTTCTCCTGATACAATTATATCATGTTTAGAAGAAAATGATGTTATACAATTGGAAGATGTAAATCCTGTTGACATATTTGAATGTGTAAAGGTATTTGTTAATGGTGATTGGTATGGAATATCTATGAATCCAGAAATTTTAGTACCAAAACTAAAGAAATATAGAAGAGAGGGTATAATTAATCCATATATTTCAATTTCATGGTATATTGGTATTTGTGAAATTCAGATTTGGACTGATGGAGGAAGAATGTATCGTCCTTTATATATCGTAGAAGATAATAAATTGAATATTACTGATAAATATATTAAAGAAATGAATGAAAATAATTATCAATGGAAGAATTTAATTAATAATGAGTCAAATAATAATAATCTTGATAATGTAAAACACAAACATATTATTGAATATATTGATGTAAATGAATCAGATACATTAATGATTGCGATGACAAAAGATAATTTAAATGAAAATACCAAAGACAATTATGCGTTTTACAATTACACACATTGTGAAATTCATCCTTCATTGATAATGGGAGTATTAGCAACAAATATTCCATTTGCAGATCATAATCAAGCACCAAGAAATTTGTTTCAAGGTGCGATGGGTAAGCAAGCAATGGGTATTTATAGTACAGCATTCAGGAAAAGAATGGATACATTAGCACATATTCTACATTATCCACAAAAACCTATTGTTAATACCGAGACAAGTAAATATGTTCATAGTGATACATTACCAAGTGGGCAGATGCCAATTGTTGCTATTGCGAGTTACACAGGTTATAATCAGGAAGATTCGTTAATTTTTAATCAGAGTGCTATTGATAGAGGATTATTTAGTTCCTCATTTTATAGAACATATGTAGATGATGAAAAGAAAAATAGTGCGTCATTAGAAGATGAGAAATTTTGTAAACCTCAAAAATATTATCCAAATGGAAAAATATATACTGAAAAAATGAGTTATGGTAGTTATGATAAACTTGATGACAATGGATTGGTGAAAGTTGGAGAAGCAATTGATGGAAATGATATTATTATTGGTAAGACAACAAGTATTAAGGATTCTATTGAAGGTGAACCAAAAGCAAAAGATTTAAGTACATCATTAAGAATGAATGAGAGTGGTATTGTAGATAAGATTTATAAAAATTCAAATGGAGATGGTTATAATTTTGTAAAAGTTAGAATTAGGTCTGATAGAGTACCAGAAATTGGTGATAAATTCAGTTCACGTCATGGTCAAAAAGGTACTATTGGTATGACATATAAACAAGAAGATATGCCATTTACAAAAGATGGTATAGTACCAGATATTATTATGAATCCAAATGCTATACCAAAGAGAATGACAATTGCTCAATTAATTGAGTGTGTATTTGGAAAAGTTGGTACATTAGCAGGGTGTGAAATGGATGCTACACCATTTAGAAAAGTGAATGTCGAGGATATTTCATCTGTTATGGAATCAATGGGTTATAATAGTTCTGGATCTGAAGTATTATATAATGGTAAAACGGGAGAACAAATTAAAGTAGATATATTTATTGGACCAACTTTCTATTATAGGTTAAAACATCTTGTCGAAGATAAAATCCATTGTTTAGATTATAAAACAGAAATATTAACAAAAATAGGATGGAAAAAGCATAATGAATTATCAATGGATGATGAAATAGCAACATTAAAAAATAATAAATTAGTTTATGAACAACCATTAAAAATTTATGATTATCCAGAACATAGAGGAGACATGTATCATATTAAAAATCAATCAATAGATTTAAAGGTAACAGAAGGACATAGAATGTGGGTTTCTAAAGTTCAAACAAGAAAGAAAGTGTGGAGTGATTGTGACTTTGAGTATAGTAAAGATTTAATTGGAAAACATAGAAAATATAAAAAAGATGCAGAATGGGATAAAAGTGATTATATATTTACTCTACCTTGTTATGAATTTATTGATAAAAATAATAATAAAACAGTATATAATGAAAAAAATATGATTATGACAGAATTCTTAACATTTTTCGGAATTTGGTATGCTGAAGGATGGGCTACAGGAAATGAACATACAGGATTAGTTACAATATCTGTTAATAAAGAAAGAGTAAAAAATGTGTTATTCAGCGCATTAGAAAATATGAATATTAAATTTAGATATTCAAAGAATGAAGAAAAATTATACATTAATCAATCGGAAAGACAATTATATGTATATATGAAAAAGTTAAGTGTTGGAGCACCAAATAAAAAATTACCAGAATGGGTATTTGAATTAAGTAAAGAACAAACACAACATTTAATTTATTCTATGCAAATAGGTGATGGATGTTTTAATAAAAATGGAACATCAGTATATTATACATCTTCAGTAGAATTAGCCGATCAAGTTCAACAATTATGTCTTCATGCTGGATGGACATCTATATTATCAATTCATATAGAAGCTTATAAAAATAAAATTTATATTAATGAAAAAGAAATAGTAAATAAACATGATATTTGGAGATGTAGTATTATTAAAAAGAAATTAAATCCATCAGTGAATCATGGACATTCTAAAAAACAAAATATTCAAGAAGAAATTTTAGAAGAAAATGTAAAATGTCCTGTATGGTGTGTTAATGTTCCAAGTGAAGTATTTTATGTAAGAAGAAATGGGAAAACATGTTGGACTGGCAATTCAAGAGCGACGGGTCCATATCAATTATTAACGATGCAACCTGCAGAAGGGCGTTCTCGTGATGGAGGATTAAGATGTGGGGAAATGGAGCGTGACTGTCTATTGTCTCATGGTGCGGTACAATTTTTGAAAGAAAGAACATTCGATTGTTCGGATAAATATTATATTTGGATTGATAAAGAAACAGGTATGATAAGTCCTGTTAATCCTGAAAAGAATATATATAAATCATTGTATAGTGACAATAAGACAAAATTTGCTAAAGTACAAGTTCCATATAGTTCTAAATTATTTATTCAAGAATTACAAGCAAGTCATATTAATCCAAGAATTTTTACAAAATAAATAATATTTTTAACATAAATTATGATTGTAAATCATTTTATTATAAATAATTTTATTACAATAATTTTATTATAAATAATTTTATTACAATAATTTTATTATAAATAATTTTATTACAATAATTTTATTATAAATCATTTTATTACAATAATTTTATTGTAATAAAATTTAGTAGTTGTAACTAATTATACACCAAACAAACTATTAACAATGCCCGGATCGAATGAAGAATTAAAAGAAATATTAAAATCAAGTGTAATACAATGGAATAATGGTAAAAAACATTGTTTAGCACCAACATGTACAAACAGAGATGATACAGAAAAAAAGCAAAAAAGTTTTTTTGAAGATCCTACTATTAAAATAATGTGCTATGGAAGTACAGGTGGGGAAGGTATTCTTTTTATTTATTTAGAGATGATGATGGTCGTATGTACGATATATATAAAATTCCATCATATGGTGAGACCGAACAACTGTTTTATGTTAGTCATGGATACTAAAGAAGAAGAAGAACAAGTTGAAGAATAAGAACAAGTTAAATAATTTATCCCTATATTATTATTATTATTTATTTATTGTTCTTAAACAATAAAATATTAATTATTAATTATTAATTATTATAAAAATTAAATCATCAAAGATATAAAAAGTTATTATATATAATAGAATATTTTTAACACAAATTATATTATTTATAATAACCTGTGATTTTTAATGATCTGTGTATAATAGTTTATAAAGGTTTTAGATGCTCAATGCCGCGAAAGAATTTCTCCGTGCTATTCTGTTAAGTTCTCTCTGTTCTTTTCTTTCAAGTTCTTTTCGTTCTTTTTCGGCACATTTTTCTCGTGCTGCTTTGTCACGTTTTTCTTGTGCTGCTTCAACCTGTGCTGCTTTTTCAAGTTTTTGTCGTAAATGGGCAATTTCTCTTTCTTCTTTTATTCGATCATGTTCTACCATGCGTTCTTGTAGAAGAGAAAGTCTTCCATTAATCTCAGTCCATTCTGGATTAAGTGCCTTAGCACTACCATCTTCATCAACGTGGTCAATCTTGGATGCCAACCATGCAGCATTCTCCGTATCTGGATAAATGGCAAGGACCGGTATTTTGATGTAGTTGGGTATATGACCCAACAGATCTTTCAATTCACGAATAGCCGCTCTAGTTTCTTTCACCTGTTTTGGGTTCATTGTTTTTGTATGTTTTTAGTATACTTTAGATATAATTTATAATATGTTTCGATTTTTTTTTATTAAGTATTTATACCATTGAATATTTAAAATGGGACACACAATAAAAGTAAAAGAGATATAAAAAGAAATTTATTATATAAATAATATGTCTATTGCTATAGAAACTGTTGCCTTAATTGATGTCATTGGTATGATAGGAAGTGGTTATTATTATTATTCTTATGTCAAAGATAGTCCTTCTCCCCCAGAAGAACCAAATGCTATTATGAAATGCCTATTTCCAGGTTGTGTAGTATGTGCACATCAAGGTGCTGATAATACAACTGATATTATAGGTGTATGCTGTTTTGGTAGTTTTTTTACAGTGCTTTGCTGGGAACCTAAAAATTCGGGGGGAGGGAAAGTATATGTTACTACAGAATGATAAATTTAAGAAAAAACTTACCTATAATTTGTCCCATTTTAAATCTTCAAGGGTGTATATAATTTTAACAAATATATGATTAATTACTTATTATAAAAATTGAAATATAAAATAAATAAAATAAATAAAACAAATAAAACAAATAAAACAAATAAACATAATGTCTGAAGAATTATTCCAAAATACAGTAAACCAACTAAAAATCTCTGGTAATGAACTTCCTTCATTGTATCCAACACCATCAATAAGAAAATATACAAAAAAATCACGAAAAGCATTTTTTGAAGATCATAATATTAAGACAATGTTATTTGGAGATTCTGGTGGAGGAAACTATTCTTTTTATTTATTTAGAGATTATGATAATATTGTATATGATATATATATAACTTCTTCAAATGAATGCTATGTTCGATATGTATATGAGGAAAATTATACAGAAAATTATTCAGATTCCGATTCAGAATAAGATTATTTCTGATAATTTATTGTTCTTTTAACAATAAAAATATATTTTTTACTAAATTATATTATTTACCATTTATAAAAAATAATACAAATAATAAATGCATAAATATCATAAAAATAACAAATTAACACAAATTAACACAAATTATGACTACAAACCATTTTATATAATAAATTTTTTTTAATTTCGTATTTTTTTTCGATATTTACAAAACTTTCATCTTCTAATGTTTTTTTATAAAATATATGCCAGTTAAAAAATATATTTTTAATAAATAATTTAAATATATTTTCATCTGAAAGTATCTCATTTTTAATTAAAATATCTATATTTTTTTTAAAAATTTTGAACAAATCATCAATTAAATAAAAAAATATTTTCATTTTAAAATATTTTTTTGAATAATTTAAAATAATATTTTCGTCATTTTTGCTATAAATGTATATACAATAGAATAATTCTTCTTCATTGTCATCATATAATAATTCATTAATAATATAAAAATATTGATAATATTTAATTAAAAATAAAATTATATTTGTTTTAAATTTAATAATAATCGTATCATTATCTTCCGAATTATACAAAAATGTTTGAATTTTTAATTTTATATTTTTATCAAAATTATAATAATAATTAAATGAAAAAAATATATCTTCATTGCTAATAATATTATCATTTATTTTATCAATAATTTTAGATATTATTTGGTCATCACTGTTTAATAAAACAAATTTTAAAACAAATTTTTCAACAAATGGTGATTTAAAATATTTATAATTATTATTATCTTTAAAATATCTTTGTAATGTAGGTATATAATTATTTATTAATTCTATTTCTTCTTTATGAAGATTCATTAACTTTAATAAATAAAAAAATTTTAATTAAAACACTAAAAATATAAATTATATGATATATTTAATTTATAATAATAAAATAAAAATATTGAAAAAATATTAAAATAAAAATATTATAAAAAAGATTTTAAAATATATATAAAAAAAAAACATAATTATTATACATAGTAATGTCTTATTTAGCAACGACCGATAAAAGTTACGACAATGATGAAATTCTATTAAAAAAGAATAATAATCGTTTTGTTTTATTTCCGATAAAATATCAAGATATATATGATGAATATAAAAAAGCAGAAAGTTCATTTTGGACTGTTAATGAGATAGATTTAAGTAAAGATATAAAAGATTGGGTTAGATTAACAGATAATGAACAATTTTTTATTAAAAATATTATAGGATTTTTTGCCGGGAGTGACGGAATCATTATTGAAAATTTAGCAGTAAGATTTTTATCTGAAATTGAAATACCCGAAATAAGGGCATTTTATTCATATCAAATATTTAATGAAAATATACACAGTGAAACATATAGTTTATTAATCGATACATATATAAAAGACAATGATGAAAAAATGAGAATATTTAATTCAATAGATAATACACCATGTATTTATAAAAAAGCAATGTGGGCAAATAAATGGATACAAAACAAAGAAGTAAATTTTGCAACAAGATTAATTGCATTTGCTATTGTAGAAGGAGTATTTTTTTCAGGTAGTTTCTGTGCTATATACTGGTTAAAAAAGAGAGGATTAATGCCAGGATTAACATTTAGTAATGAATTAATAAGTAAAGATGAGAGTACACATTGTTATTTTGCTTGTCTATTGTATAGTTATATTAAGAATAAAATAAAACCCGAAATAATTTATGATATAATTAAAGATGCCGTAGCTATTGAAAAAGAATTTATAACAGAATCAATACCATGTGCTTTAATTGGAATGAATGCGGATATGATGAAAGAATATATCGAATTTGTATCAGATAGATTATTGGTTCAGTTGGGATATGAAAAAATATGGAATACATCAAATCCATTTGATTTTATGGAGATGATTTCATTGAGACCAAAATCCAATTTTTTTGAAATTAGAGTAGGAGAATATGCTAAATCAACAATATCAGAAAATAATGAAACATTTGAAATAAATAATGATTTTTAAATAAATTTGGTAAAAAAATAAATTAAAAATATTGTAATTCTTTAATGAAAAATATAGGTTTTTTTATAAATAATACAATTACTAAAAAAAATATAGATATTAATATACATAATATTAAAACACTTCATAATAATTTCGAAGAAGTTTATATAATAGATGAAAGAAATGATTATTCAGAAATATTAAGTATTAAACTTAAAGCATTAAGAAATAAAAAAACATTTAAATTTACTTCAGGATTAAATATTTTTCAAAAAATAAATAAATTATTAACTGATGTTAATTTAGATAATATAGAATGTATTAGTATCATTTTAGATGATCATATTTATCTAACAAATTTAAAAGATTATTTTGATTTTTCATTTAAATCAAAATATGATTTAATAAGTTTTACAGATTCTACAGAATTATTTTATCATTTACAGTTTAATATATTAACAATAAAAAAAGAATCTATTAATTTTTTCAAAACATTAATTAGTGATTTTTCATTAAAAAAGAAAAATATGGATTATAATTTATTATATTTAGATTTTTTAAAAGAAGTATCAACGAAAATATCAAATAAAACAGCATTTTGTAAAACAGCATATATTGAATCCGTAGAGAATAAAAATATTTATTTATCAAATAGTGAATATTATTATTACTTATTAGAAATAAATATATTACCCATTATAAATATAACTTTTTTAGAAAATTTAATCAAAGAATTTGATAAAAAAGAATTTGTACATAAAAAATTACCTATAGATTTTGATATAGATATTTATAAATCATATAAAGATTTAAAAAGTTTCGATGAACAATTTTTAAAAAAACATTTTATCGAATATGGACAATTTGAATGTAGAAAATATAAAAAAAATGAAATTATATTACCAAAACCAATATATGATAAAATTAATAAAATTAAATTAATAAAATATTTTGATTTTCCAGAAAATTTTGATTTTTTTTTATATAAAGATAAAAACGATGATTTAAAGAAATTAAATAAATTAGATTTAAAAAAACATTGGTTAAATTATGGTGTTTATGAAGAAAGAGATTATAATTAACTATACGCCATTTGTAATTTAAAACAAAATTTTTAATGGGATTTTGTCTCATTTTTATATTTCTTTTCTTTTATTTTTGTCCTTTGTTTCTTCTCCTTCTTGAATTTCGGTTAAAGATAAAACACTTTTATTTTTCAAACCAATATTATAAAATGCTATTTTTTCTTTTTCTCCTTTAAAAGAAAGTACATATGTTTTTATTGGATTGATTGTAAAATAGTAATCTATATATGATTCAAAATATTCGTCACTGCCTTGTAATTCACAAACAATTTCTTTATATATATTTTCAAAATCGGATTTGTTTATTTCCATATCTATAATAGGATCTTGAATATCCGTTATTTTTTTATTTTTCATTATATCATTCCATGTTAAATAACCTTTTATTTTTAAAGATTTCATATTATATAATTATATAATTATATAATTATATAATTACTTTTAAGTTAGTTGTAATATATAAAAGTGCTTATATCTTATTTTTTGTAAGTTTTTGTTGTAGAGTCTACATGTATTTCTATTTTAGGGTGTAAATATTAAACTTCAATCATTGTATAATTTTTATTTTTATTTAAATATCCGAAGAATCTTTCTAATGCGTGTTCAATCATAAAATCACGCATTCCACTACATTCAGTTTTTTTTTGTAATTCTAAATTATTACCGTGATTTTTATGTTTATTTTTAAGATAATGTTGATTTATAAAATTGTCATTTTTATTTTTTAAATTATAAAATATAGAATACCAATTTTTATCTAATGATTCAAAATCATTTAATTGATTATATATTAATTTAATATGATTTTTGTTAAATACATCAAATACATCAAATTTTGAATAAAAAAATGTTCCAACAGCAAATTCTAAATTATCATTATTTATTGATTCATCTAATAATAAATTACATAAATATTCTAAATATTTAAAATGATTCTCATAAAATTGTTTATTTTTATGATAATTAAATGTTAATGTACCATTTAACATTCCAATTTTACTATTATTTTTTAATAAATTTATATTATGATTAATTATTTTTTTAGATCCAATTAGATGATCGCATACATGTTCTCTGAATCTATCATCTGTTTTTGTATGTATTTTTACCAAATACTCATAATTTAAATTATTATCTCTTAAATATAATAAACTTAATAGAAATACACCAATGTCCATGCCTTTATTTTTAACTTCAATGATAATTAAATTTTTTAATTTATTTTTAATAGTTTCTATTTTTTCATTATCATATTCATTTTCAACAACAGCTATTATATAATTAGCATCTATTTCATTAATAATATCTAAATTATGATACATCTTTTCAAGTGTTTCCCATTTACCAACTTGGATAATGAATATAATATTTTCTTTTTTTTCAATATTTTCATATAAAATATTATAATATTTTATTGTATCTTTCTTAATTAATTCATCAAAATAAATATATTCTAAAAAATTATTATTATTTATTTTAACACATTTACCATCTATGTTATATTCTATTTTATTTAGATCGTAATATCTACTTATTATTTTTTCAATTTTTGGTTCAATGTATTGATTATCTTCAAAGTTCTCCCATTTAATTTTAAATTTAACATCACCTGGAAATTGAATATTTTTATCAAAATAAATATATTCATTTATATTTTTTAGAAATAATATATTATCTTGTACTTGTAAAATGAATTTAGAAATTTCATTATTAGTATAATACTTTTGTATAATAATACATATATCTGAATCTAAATTTTCATATTTAACATCAATATATTTATTCATACAAGTATGTATATATTTTTTTTATTAAATAAATTAATTTTTTAATATTTTAATAATATTTAATAATATTTAATAACATTTAATTTGTTTTTTTATGTTATTTTTTATTTGATTTTTAAATAGGAAATGAAAAATATATGTATTTTATTTGCATGTCATACTGATTCATTAAAAAAATATTTTATTACATTAAATAATATTTTAGAATTAAAAAAATTTAGTAATGATATTATTATAATCAATAGTGCTGATTCAAAATATTCAAAAAATTTAAATAATGAATTAAAAGATTATGATTATATTAAAGAATATTTTGAGATAAAGAATGATAAATTTTTAGATTTTGGCAAATGGGTTTATGCATTATATAATATTAAATATAATATATATGATTATATTTTATTTGTTAATGATTCTATTATAATTATTGAAAAATTAGATAATTACTTTCAATATATTGAAAATTTACCGGATACTATTAATATTTATGGTTATAATGATTCGACCCAATTGGGTAAATATCATTATCAATCTTATTTATTTTTATTAAAATCAACAATAATTAATAAATTTGTTAATCATTATAAATCAAAACAACATTTAATTCATAATCAAGAATCTGTTATAAAACATTTAGAATTAAGTTTAATACATATTGATAAAAATCATGATTGTTTTTTAAAAATAGCAAAAGAATATAATAACCATAAAAATTTATACTGGGAAAATGAAGAATTATATGAAAATATGGTTACGCGAAATATTTTTCATTTATTTAAAATTAAAAAAATAATGGATCATATTAAATTTCACAAGAATGAATTAGGAAAATATACTGATGAATTTAATTTAGAATATTATAAGAATACTTATCCTGATTTAAAAAATTTAAATGATGATGAATTATATAATCATTTTATTACATTTGGATTTAACGAGGGTAGAAGTTGTTTTAAAAATTTTTATTCTGTATTACCAAAATATTATATTGATAAATTAACAACATCAAAATTACATTATTTACTTGATATTCCAAACGATTTTGATATATATCATTATAAATCTTTTAATGCTTCAATAGCAAATTTAAACAATAACGATATACTATACCATTACTATGAATATGGACAAGAAAATGATAATATACGTTTAAATAATAATTTTAATGATAATATTAATAAAAATAAATTATATGAACATTATATTAAAATATTTTATAATTTAACTATTAAGTTAAAAAGTAATTTTAATTATAGTGAATATATAAAATCACATGATAATTTATCAACAAATTCAATATTAAAAAATATAATTACATATTACTATAGCGCCGAATTAAATAATAATTCATTGGAAATATCAAAAAATGGAGAACAAGAAATAAAACAAGTTGAAAAACAAGAAATAAAACAAGTTGAAAAACAAGAAATAAAACAAGTTGAAAAACAAGAAATAAAACAAGAAATAAAACAAGATGAAAAACAAGAAATAAAACAAGATGAAAAGCAAGAAATAAAACAAGATGAAAAACAAGAAATAAAACAAGTTGATAAAAAAGAAATAAAACAAGATGAAAAACAAGATGAAAAACAAGATGAAAAACAAGAAATAAAACAAGATGAAAAACAGGAAATAAAGCAAGATGATAAACAAGAAATAAAAGATAATTTAAATAATATTAATTTAAATGAAAATATTAATTTAATTATTGATAATATGGATATAGAATTTATTAGAAATATATATTCTAATATGAAAACAAGTTCAACAGAGGATATTGCAGCTTTTTATAAAGAGAATGAAAAAAATTTTGAAGATTTAGATGAATCATATTTAAATTATTATAAAGAAAAATATAATTTATATTATTATAATAGAGAATATATCAATATAGTTTATAAATATAAAGATTCATTGGATAAAAATAATATTTTTTATAAATTTAATGTAAAACATTATAAATTATTAAATAAAAATAATGAAGAATTGAAAGATTTAAGTGACGATGATGCTAAAAAACATTATTTTACAATTGGATATAAAAAAAATTTAAATTATAAAATACCATCTATATTTAACCCTAATATATATAAAAATTTATATTATGATGAATTTAAAGATTTAACACCTGATGATTTAACGAGACATTATTTACAATATGGAATACATGAAAATAGAATAATTGAATTACCTAAATATTTTCACATAGATATTTATAAAAAAATAGCAAAAGTATCATCAGACAATAGTGATAAAATAATTCAACATTTTATAAAAAAATTAAATAATTCAGAAATAGAAATTAAAAATAATTTTATTGATTTTTATAAGAATATAACAAATGAAACTATATTTGATAATTTAAAATTATTACCAAAAGATTTTAATGTAAAAATATATAAATTATTAAATAATGATATTTCAGATTTAAATAATATATTAGCAAAAGTACATTATATAGAACATGGATATATAGAAAAAAGGGATTATAAAGTATCTGATAATTTTGATATTAATATGTATAGATCATTTAATAAAGATTTAAAAAAATTAAATGATGATGAATTGGTTGAACACTACCTAACTCATGGAATAAAAGAGAATAGAATGACTGAAATACCTCGAAATTTTAATATAAAAAATTATAAAAAATTAAATCCAGACTTAAAAAAATTAAATCCACAAAAATTAATAGATCATTTTATTAATACAGGATACAATGAAAATAGAATATATTATTTACCAGATGATTTTGATGTAAAAAATTATAAGAAATATTATAAGGATTTAAAAAATTTAACTGATAGTGAATTATATATACATTATGCTAAATTGGGAATTCATGAAAATAGAGTTTATAAAATAACTGAAGATTTTAAAGCAAAAGAATATAAAAAATTTTATAAAGATGTAAGAGGATTAAGTAATGATGAAGCATTTTATCATTATATAAATATTGGTATGAAAGAAAATAGAATTTATAAATTGCCCGAAGATTTTGATATAAAAAATTATAGAGATTTACATTTTGATTTAACATATATGAATAACAATGAAGTTCTTGAACATTATATATATCATGGATTTGAAGAAAAAAGACAATATAAAGGTTATAATAAATTTCATAAAAAAAAAGAGGAAGAAAAACCAGATAATATTGAGAAAAATATTATTGAAAATCCTAAAAATAATGATTTACCACAAGATTTTAATATTACATTATATAGATTATTTAATCCTGATTTATTATATTATGATAATGATGATTTTTTAATAGAACATTATTTAGAAAAAGGACGTAAGGAAAATAGACTATATAAAATGCCCGAAGATTTTAATTCATTATTATACAATCAATTAAATCCAGATATTGGAAAATTATCTAAATCAGAATCAATAGAACATTTCAAAAATATAGGTATTCGAGAAAATAGAATTTATAAATTTCCAGAAGATTTTGATTATGATTTATATAAATTAGTATATTTAAATAATGATGATAAAATGGATGAAGAAAAAATTAAATCTTATTATTTAGAACATGGTATTTTAAAGAAACATTGGACAAAATTACCAGAAGATTTTGATATTAAAATTTACAAAAAATTAAATCAAGACTTAGAAACACTGGATAAAAATGAGATTACTAAACAATTTGTTAAAATAGGACATAAAACAAGAATTTATAAATAAAATTAATACTATCAATTAGTTTTTATTTTAATAATATTTTTTATAAATCATTATGGAAGAGATAAATATATTTCTTAATGATAAAATTACAATATATTATCTGGATTTATTTGATAATAATATAAAAGACGAAAATTATTTTAAATTAGGTGATTATCTATTGGAAGATGATATATTAAATATAAATTATGATAATGGAACTAATGTGAATTATTCTTATCTAAAAACGGATAATAATATAAAATATTTTGGAGATTTTTCAACTATGAATAACACATCGAAATTATTATGCGATATATCGAATAATACATCATATGATTCATTAATTGATACATCAAATAATTTATTAATTGATACATCAAATAATTTATTAATTGATACATCAAAGATGATAGATAATAATAATTTTATTTATATTATTCATACATATTGGGAAGATAAATTAATATTAGATAATAATATTTGTTATAGATCAGAAAATTATGATAAAGGTAAATATATTTTAAATAATAACAATATTATTATAAAATGGGATAACTACAATGAAGAAAAATTTTTATTAAGTTTAGATGATAATAAATATTATTTAAAAAATGAACAAATTGACAAACTTAATGATAATATAAAAATATTAATTAAAAATTTTTCATGGGAAGATTATGTTGTTTTAGACAATAACACAAATAAATGTATTCGACTGAATATAAATGAAGATAATGGAACATTTAGTACTGATGGTAGTTATTTATTTATAAAATGGAATGAATGGGATTCTGAAGTATTTTATAAAAATGATGATTATTATATTAATAATAAAACATTAATAAAAAATAAAAAATTTATTTTAAAAGACATATCATTTACATATGATATTGATAAAGAATATATTTATATAAATGAAAATAAATATAAATATAATATAATTAATAAAAAATTAATAATAAATAATTACGATAATGATAATAATCATGAATATAGCAATGAATTTATTTTATTAGACAATGAATATTATAATATTTATTATTTTGAAAAATATAATTTAGATGGAGAATTATTTAACTTATTTAAAAATGAAAATATAATTTTAAATAATTTACATATCATTATTGCGAAATATAATAAAATGAATACTAATATTTTAAATATTCAATGGTATAATGATAATAATTATTATTATAAAATTCAACAAAATAATGAAAATAATGATTTAATACAATTATTTTCAATTGAAATAAAGAATGATTTTATTCAAAAATATTATATAGTTGATAATTTATTATATGACGAACATTTTAATAATTTTATTGAATATATAACTTTAGATGAAACACATCTTGTATTGGATAATAATTTAAAATATGTAAAGAAAAATAATATATTTATATTAGAAGAAGATAATACAAATAATACAAATAATACAAATAATACAAATAATACAAATAATACAAATAATACAAATAATACAAATAATACAAATAATACAAAAGAAATAAATTTATATGAATCTGATCATTATGATACATTTTATAATGATAATAATTATTTAATTCATACAGAAAGAAAAACCAAATTTTTATATTTAATGGATAATAGTCAGAAGAATATTCATATTAAGAAAGATGAACATATTCAAATATTTAATCAGTTATATGATAACCATTATTTAATTAATGATAAATATAATGAAATAATAAATTATAATTTTGATGAATCAATATTTAAATATTTTGAGAATAACATAGAAAAAGATAATTTAATTCAAAATATATTGAATGAAGAAATAATATTTAGTCAAAAAACATTTAACCAAAAATTTATTTTTTTAGAAAAAATAGATTTTAGTAATAATAAAGATATATTTGATATTTATGGATATTTTATTATTCAAGAATATAATTGGGATACAAAGAATAATACAAAGAATAATACAAAGAATAATACAAAGAATAATACAAAGAATAATACAAAGAATAATACAAAGAATAATACAAAGAATAATACAAAGAATAATACAAAGAATAATACAAAGAATAATACAAAGAATAATACAAAGAATATAAATAAATTAAATATTGTTAATTTTAAAAATAATAATAATTTTATGGAATATCAGGAGTTATGGATTAATTATTTAACTATAAATAATAATTTTATAATATTAATTTTTGATGATTTTAGTCAATATGAATTTATAAATGAAATAGTTAATTTTCATGAAAATTTTAAAAATTTTATTATTATTATTAATTATTCAAAATGTATTGATATGATACATATTTATTTAAATAAATTAATAAATAATATTGAAAACAATCATTTATTTGAATCTATTTGTTATCTATCAGAAATAGAAAATAATATTGAAGATATAAAAGAACAAAATAAATTAATAATAAATAAAGAATTTTACCAATTAATTACAACAAAAGAAGATTTTATTTTATTTATGATTTATTTTTATATTAAAAATAGAGATATAATAAAAATAAAAACAAATAACTTTTCAATATCAATTGATAATTATAAAAAGATACAAATATAAATTATTTTTAGTATCATAAGATAAATATGAAATAAATATTATTTATTTAATTAAATTAAATAATGAAAAAATTTTATAATAAAAAATAAGATGAATGAAATATTTATAATATTAAATGATGAATATTCTTTTGTAGAATTAATATTTGAGAATTTTAAAAATGAATTTATATTTAAAAATAAAATATATAAGTTTGAATTTATTGATAAATATAAATTGAAAATATTTAATATAGAAGAAAATTATATTTTAGAAACAAAAGATAGTTTTATATTTACAAGTAATATATCATCGTTATTATTATTTAAATTAATAACATTAAATCATAATGAATGGTTTGATCAAGCAATATTAAATTATGAAAATAATTTAATAATAAGAATAAAAGACAGAAATCAATATGGAAATTTTAAATTTGAAGAAAATAAATTAAAAATTGTATGGGATTATTGGGGTGAAGAGATTTTTGAAAAATATGATGAAAATATATACAATCATATATGTTTAAAAAGATATGATTTAAAACAAAATATAATTACTTTTATTCATTTGTGTAATTTAGGGGATGGTTATGATATATTTTTAAATCAATATGAAAGATTAAAAAAATCAAAAATATATGATAATATAAAATATATATATATATGTTTGATAGGGAAATATGAAGATAAAATAAAACAAATGAAACAATATGAAAAAATTAAAATAATACATTTACATGAAGATGTTAGTTATTATGAATTTTTAACAATAAATAAAATAAAAGAATTTGTAGATAATGATGACAAAAATTATAATATATTATATTTTCATAATAAAGGAACAAGAAATGCAGGAAATAAAGATGTTACTAAATCATGGAGAGAAATGATGGAATATTTTTTAATAGATAAAGGTGAGTATTGTATAAATAATTTAGATTATTATGATACAATAGGATGTAATATATTAAATAAAAATGAAGATAAAATATCAAATATAAATAATAATCATTGTTATCATTATTCAGGCAATTTTTGGTGGTCAAAAAGTGATCATATTAGAACATTATTAAAATTAGAAATATCAAAAGATAAAAAAGAAAGAGATAAAAAAAGATTTATATGCGAAAATTGGCTATTAAGTAATATAGATAATTCAAATTCAAAAAATATAGGTATTATTTATCAGGATAATACAAATATACACCCATATCATAGATATATTTTTGATAATTATAAAAATAATAAATTATTAATAAATAAATTAAATATCAAATAGTAAAGAAGTAAAGAAGTAAAGAAGTAAAGAAAGTAAAGAGTTTAATTTAGATTTATTTAAATTAAAATTAATTTAAAAATAGTAATATTTTTATAACATAAACATAATTAATGATTCAGATAAAAGTAATGTCATTAGAGTGGTTTGATACAATGAATATAAAAGATAATATTATATATAGAAATACAAATAATGATCGTGGTAAATTTATAATAAATGATAATAAATTAACAATAGATTGGGATGTATGGGGAAAAGAAATATTTATTTATCGAGACAATAATGAATATTATAAAGAACATTATACAAAATTTACAATTGGACTTGAAACAGGTAGTTATTACGATGATGCAGAATTAAATATTGAAAATAAAACCATAAATTTAAAAAATGAAATAAAAAGAGGAAAATATAAATTTATAAATAATACATTAGAAGTTATATGGGATAATAAGATTAAAGAAATATTTTATATGTATAATTATGGTAAAAATTTTTATTCAATTAAAAAAAGTTCAAATGAATGTTTAAATAAAAAAGTAATTAAAAATGTTGCAATTATATTTCCACAATTTCACGAAACTCCTGAAAATAATAAATTCTGGGGAGATGGTTTTACAGAATGGACATTATTAAAGGATATACCAGAAAGTATTGTTAAACAAAGAATTAAAAAACCACATTCTGACATTGGTTATTATAATTTAAAAGACATAAATCATCGTAAGTATATGGAAAAAATAGCAAATCATCATGAAATACATAGTTTTTGTTATTATCATTATTGGTTTAAAAATAAAAAAATAATGTATGAACCTTTGGAACTAATGTTAAAAGATGGACATCCAAATTTACCATTTATGTTTTGTTGGGCGAATGAACAATGGACACGAAAATGGGATGGTGGTAATAATGAAATATTGATAGAACAAGATTATGATGATGAAAATGGGAATAAAAATCATTTTAAATATTTATTAAATTTTTTTAAGCATGATAATTATATAAAAATCAAAAACAAACCAGTATTTATATTTTATAGAATCGAAAAGAAAGATGTTACAAGTTTAGAATATATTATTACTACATGGAATAAATATGCGATAGAAAATGGATTTTCAGGTATTCATTTTATGAGATTTTTAGGTCCATTTGATAATAATATTAATATAAATGGTATTGAAGGATATGTTAATTTTGAACCAGGATATTCGTCACAAAAATATGGTAGTGATATAATATCTTATGATAAAGATAATTTAATATTTAATGATTATAATGAAAAAGCATATTTAGATAAAAATCCAGATATTTCAGAAATGATAAATAAAAAAATTATTTCATCAGGATTATTACATTATAAGAATCTTGGCGAAAAAGAAAAATTAATACGAACATCTAAATTTAATGTATATGATGGAAATATAATATTGGATAAAATAAAGAATAATAAAATTGAGAATATAAATCAACATTTAGGTGTATTTGTAGGATGGAATAATACTCCAAGACGTAGTTATACTAATAAAAAATATAATACTTATCCAATGTACTATAAAGATATAGATGATAATAAATTTACTGAAACATATAAAGAAGTATTAAATAATACAAATATTTCAACTAAAAATCAAATGAATTTTATATTTATAACATCATGGAATGAATGGAATGAACAATCATCATTAGAACCAAATGATTATGATGGATATAATTATTTATCAGGGGTTAAAAAAACATATTATAATTTTTATCGTTTTGCTAAAAAGAAAAATATATTAATATTTAGTCATAAAGGTGGAGGAACAGAGAAATATATAAATGATTTAAAAGATATGTATTTAGATTATAATTTTATATTTTATGATGAAAATATGAATATATCTAATTATGATAATATAGATTTAATACATATAAATAGTTTTTTTACATTGAATATATCAGATAATTATACTATTTTTTTTAAAAATAATTTCAAAAATATATCAAAAATAATTACAATTCATGATTATCAGTGGATATATCCTGATGAACCAAATATATTATCATATAGTTTATCTAAAAAAAATTATGATAAAAATGATATAAGTAATTTTTTATCATTAGCCACAAATTGTGATAAAGTAATATTTCCATCTTATAATATATTAAAAAATTATAATGAATTAATGGATTTAACTTGTATTAAAAGTAAAATTATTGTAACACCGCATATTGATAAGCATATATGCTATGATAATTTATATATATCAGATATAAAAGAATATATAAATATTGCTTTTATCGGTAATTTTATAAAATATAAAGGTTGTGAATTATATAAATATTTATTTAATAATGTTAAATATTATAATGGTAAATTATTAAAATATCATATATTTGGATATTTGTCAGATGATGAGAAAAATAACAAAATAATTGATGATAATTTTATATATCATAATAGTTATGAAGAAAAAGAATTAATACAATTATTATATAAAAATAATATTCATATAATAACACATTTATCATTATTTGAAGAGAGTTATTGTTATGCCTTAAGTAATTCAATAAATAGTGGTATTCCAATATTATATATCAATCATGGTTCTTTAACGGAAAGATTGGGGGATAAGAAAGTAAATAAAAATAGTTTTTTTCCATCAAGTGTAAATAATTTAATAAATAATTTTCAAAAAATTTTAGGATTTGTCGAAATTAATAAAAATACTAATAAAATTATAAATACAAATAATAAATTACAACCAAATAAATGGTATTTAACAAATTATTAGATTGTAATTTATTATGATTTTTGTTTAATTTATTATATTTTTTGTTTAATTATTATTAATTATATATTAGAATATAATTAATGAAGATAATATCTTTATCATATGATGAAGCAGGATACGCATGTGCTATTGGATCAGCAATAAAAAGAAAATACAACAATGTAACTAATTTTTTTGATTATTTAGTAGTTGATATGAAAACAATAAATAATATATTACAATTAAAAGATTTAAATATGTTATTAAATAATTTTAATTACGAACATGTAAATAATCATAAAAATACAGTTGTGAAATGGAATAATTTTGATAAATTAATAAGTTATCATGATTTGAAAGAAGTATATAATGAAATAGAATTAAAAAACTTTACTAAAAAATACATGAGAAGATATTTTCGATTAATAAATGATATATATAATGAGAAAATTATATTTTTTATTCGATATGGGAAAACATCATATGATGAAATAAAAAATTTTTATAATAATATAAAAAATTTAAACGAAAATATAATATGTTATTTTATCAATGTTGATTATGACAAGTCAGTAAATAATATATATTATGAAGATATTAAAACATATATATATATAAATTTTCATGCAATTAACGAACCCAAAATATACAATGAAGACATTTATTTTAAATTATTAGAATATAATTGGGATTTTATTTTTAATATAATAGAAAAAAATAATAAATATTATAATAAATAATTCAAATATGTATTATTTACAAATAATTCAAATATGTATTATTTACAAATAATTCAAATATGTATTATTTACAAATAAAAAATATAGATAAATATTAGTTTTTTATAATGTTAAATAATAAAATAAAAATTATAAATACAGATTGGACAGACTTTATAATATTAAATTTTGACAATCTTAGCTTATATCGAGTAACAAAGAAAGATGATAAAGCTACTTTTACAATAAAAAATAATATATTAATAATAAAATGGTTAAATTGGAATGAAGAATATTTTGCTGAATATAATGATTTATTTTACAAATTAAATAAAATAAATTTTATAACAGATACATGGGAAGATATATGTTATATAGATTATAATAATAATTTTGTATATAGACCAAATGAAAATCAAAAAGGTATCATGTCAATATTAAAAAATAATACATATCATATTACATGGAATATTTTAAAAAAAAATTTTTTGTCAAATATATTAAATATCAAGATTAAAAAAAATAATGAAATAGAATTAGAAAAAATAGAACCTTTATCAAATTATATAATACCAAATTTTATACATTTTGTATATGGTTTTAAAAAACAAGATAAAGAGTTTGATTTATATAAATATTTAGCAATAAAATCTGCGATAGATGTAAATAATCCAGATAAAGTATATTTTCATTATAAATATGAACCATTTGGTAAATATTGGAATATGATAAAACCATATTTAACATTAGAATATGTTGAACCAGCATCTGAAATATATGGAAACAGCTTATTACATTATGCACATCAAGCGGATGTAACAAGATTACAAAAATTACAAAAATATGGTGGAATATATTTAGATATTGATACAATATGTCTTAAATCATTCAATGATTTAAGAAAATACGATTTTGTTATTGGTGCTCAAGGAAATAAAAATAATTCAGAAATATATGGATTATGTAATGCGGTAATGTTAAGTAAGCCAAATTGTGAATTTGTGATTGAATGGATAGATACATATACTACATTTAGAAGTACTGGTAGAGATGAATATTGGGATGAACATAGTGTATTAATGCCATTAAAATTATCATATAAATATTCTAATAAAATAAAAATATTGGATAATAATGCATTTTATAATCCATTATGGTATAATATAAATGAAATCTTATTTAATAAAGATATTAACATCGATGAATATAAAAAAATAATAAATAATAATTATTGTATTCATCTATGGGATACTTACTCAAATGAATATTTATCAAATTTAACAGAAGATTATTTATTAAATGAGAATACTTTATATAATATTTTTGCAAGAAAGTTCATTAGAAATAAAATAAGTATTGTATTTCTAACATTTAATAGATTGGAAACTACTAAAGAATGTTTAGAATCTTATTTGAAATGTTTAAATAATGATAATATATTAGAAATACTAATATTTGACAATAATAGTGACAACGAAACAAAAAACTTTTTAATACATTATGAAAGAAAACATAATAAAATAAAAATTATATTTAATAAAGAAAATATTGGTGTTTGTCCAGGAAGAATACAATTATTCAAAGAAGCTAAAGGTGATATAATATGTAGTTTAGATTCAGATGCTAAATTATTAGATGAATCTTTTTTTAATTATATAATTGAAAAATTATATGATGAAAAATATGGTATAATAGGAATATCTGGTGCATATATAAAATCATGGACATTTGGCAATCAAGAAGATATTAATAATGAAGATGATAGTGAATATTATTGTCATCATATATCAGGATGTTGTCAAATATTTAGACGTGATTTATTTGATGTTGGTTTTAAATTAGATGAAAATTATGGATTTTTTTGGTGTGAAGATACGGATTTATCATTTCAATCATTGTATTTAAATAAAATAAATTATAGAATAAATGGTAAAAAATATATAAATCATAAATGGGGTGGTAGTGGTAGTAACTATAATGAATTATTTTTAAAAAATTGGGATTATTTAAAAAATAAATGGAAGAATAAAATATTAAAGGATATTCGGTAAGTTATTATTAATTATTTTTTGGTATAGTTTATGGATAGAGATATATATATCTATCATAAAGATTGGAATGGGAAATGTTTAATTAGTGATAATAATATACATCGAGAAAATTTCAATGTGGATGATAATGGGGCAATAACATATAATAATGATGAATTAACAATAGAATGGACGAATTGGGGTAAAGAATATTTTATTAATATTAATAATCATTCCATTTATATTGAAAAGAAATATTATAAAAATAGTTTTTGACTTATTTATGTATATGATATTATATCAATCTTTTTATAAATTAAATGTATGATTGTTATTTTTTTATTATAGTCACAAACACTAAAAAAATCGTGACTGTCGATCCTGGTAAAAATCATTAGTTTATATGTTAGATATTCGTGTTATCAACTTTTAATATATGCACCGCTCTAAATATATACTTTATAATAAATATTATTATTTTGATTATCAATTAAAGTTAATATTTCATATTCATTGATTATTTTTTTAGAATTATTATCTAATTTATCTGAATGAATATCTTTATTTTTTTTAATATAGATATTTTTTTTTGCTTTTATTTGTTTATCATTTATTTTAATCCAATCATTCTTATAAGCATACCAAATATTATCGTTACTATCTTTACTATCGTTACTATCTTTACTATCTTTACTATCTTTACTATCGTTACTATCTTTACTATCTTTACTATCTTTACTATCGTTACTATCGTTACTATCTTTACTATCTTTATTATCGTTACTATCTTTACTATCGTTACTATCTTTATTATTAGTTATAAATTCTTCCCAAGTATATTTAAATGTTTTAAAATCTTCTTCATAAATTTTATATACATCCTTCTTTAAATTATCATTGTAAAAATAACTATAATCTTTAGGTATATTATTTTTGATATTTTGCCAATTTATATTTCCTATAAATTTTTCTTTAAAATTTTTAATATTAAAATTATTTTCTTGTCCTTTCTCTTCAATTAAATTAAAATTTAAATTATATTTTTTATTAAAATCATCTTTATTTTTTGCGAAATATTCCATTTTTATATAATCAATTTTTTTACCATTTTTTTCTAAAAAAGAATATTGATAATCATGATGAATATCACTCCAATATAACTTATTTACTAAATTAAATATAAATCTTTCAAAACTTATATTTAATGTTATTTCGCTTTTTGAATTTAAATAATTTGTCCTCATTAAATGAATATAACTACTAACTGCTCTTCTATATGGATTAACTACAAATTGAATGTATTTTGTATCTTTATTATTTAAAGATTCATGTTTCATTTTTATATAATTTATATTTAATTCTTGCCCATGTCTTAATTGATGAATTTTTGTTCTATCATTCAAAAAATTATTTGTTAATAATTCAATTTCTTTAAAATACATTTTCATTACACTTGAACATGCTGCTCTTGCTTGCCAAATAATTACTATATTATTTTTTTTTATATATTCATAATTATTATTTATATATTTCATTTATATATATATAAAATATTTTCTAATTTATCTTTACAATCACTAAAAATAGTTTTTGACTTATTTGTGTATAGAATATTATATCAATCTTTTTATAAATTAAATTTATGATTGTTATTTTTTCATTAAATAAAATTAATAGTTATAGTCAAAAACTATTTATTGACTATAACTATTAATTATTTTTTTTAAAGATTTTAAAATAATAACTTTAGAATTCCAGCGATCTATTATTCATGTAAATTTATTTTCAAAATTCCAAACTGATTTTCCATGACATAATATATATAAATCATAAATGGGGTGGTTGTGGTAGTAAGTATAATGATTTATTTGTAAAAAATTGGGATTATTTACAAAATAAATGGAAGAATAAAATATTAAAGGATGTTCGGTAAGTTATTATTAATTATTTTTTGGTATAGTTTATGGATAGAGAGATATATATCTATCATAAAGATTGGAATGGGAAATGTTTAATTAGTGATAATAATATACATCGTGAAAATTTCAATATGGATGATAATGGGACAATAACATATAACAATGATGAATTAATAATAGAATGGACGAATTGGGGTAAAGAATATTTTATTAATATTAATAATCATTCCATTTATATTGAAAAGAAATATTATAAAAATATAAAAATATATATATTATTTACAAAAAATAATATTAATAAATTATTTTATGATATTGTAAATAATACATTTATAAATAATACATTAGATCTATCGAATCCTATTAATGATATAATATTATTAGGGGATAATATAATAGTAAATAAAAAAACATATAAAAAATATTTAAAAAATATATATTTATATGAACCAGATATGAATTATTTTTTTTATATTGAAACAATTAATTTCAATAAAAAAATAATTTATATATTAAATAAATCAAATAATACATTTTGTGAAGTAAATAATATAAAAAATGAAGGAACTTATATTATAGACAATAATGTATTACATTTAAAATGGGAGGATGGAAGAGAGAAGAAGTTTTTATCAAATATTTATTATGAAGACAATACATTAAATTACGAAAATATTAAAATAATTAAGCCTAACAATTTTAAAATAGAAAGTAGAATATTATTTAGCAATATAACATTAATAAATAATAAAATATATTTAACTTCTGTGTATTATCATAATAATCCATGGGATATTAATAAAATTAAATTTATAATTAATAACAATAATATTATAAAAAAAGATACTATTGAATATAAAAATTATGAAAGTTGTTTGTTAATAATATTAGAATTAGAGAAAAAAAGTAACAATGTTACAATATCCATAGAATATGAAAAATACACAAAAAATATTAAATTAAAACAATTCATTTTGCCAAAAAATAATATTTATGCAATGACATTATTTAAAGATGATTATCAATTATTAAAAAAATATTTAGAATATTATAAAAATCTCGGTGTTGATTGTTTTTTATTATATTATAATGGTGAAATAACTGATGATTTTATTAATGAAATTAATATAATTAATCAATCAAAATATCAAATTATATTAATAGAATGGAATTATGAATATTGGTATAAAAATATAAAAATGCCTAAACACCATCATGCACAGACAATGGCTATAAATGATTCATTGTATATATTAAAAAACTTTTGTAATTATATATTATATAATGATTTAGATGAATATATAAAATTAGAGTATAGTTTTAATAAATTAATCGAAGATAATAAAAATATAGATATATTTGAATTTAAATGTTTATTTTGCAAAATGAATGATAAGTTAATAAAATATAGAAATTTTTATTTTGAATATGATGAAAATAAAATAATTAAAGGTAACTTCTGGGATAAATTTAGAGAAAAAAATTTAATTAAAACAACAAATATTAATCTAATGGGTATTCATAATAGTATAGAAGAGTATTCTGTAAAAAAGTTAGAAAAAAAATATATAACATACTTTTACCACTATGTTAATTTTTATGAAAAAAATAGAGAAGAATTAATGACACAATATATATCTTAATATATTTACATATTTGAATATTTACATATTTGAATATTTGAATATTTACATATTTGAATATTTGAATATTTACATCTTTGAATATTTGAATATTTACATATTTGAATATTTATATTTATACCATTGAATAAATATAAATAAAAATATAAATATAAATACAAATATAAATATAATGAATGATATAATATTTATTATTCCAACAATCGGTAGAGAATCTTTAATTCATAGTTTAGAATCATTAATTACATTAAATGGAAATTATAGATGGAAAGCATTAGTTATATTTGATGGAATAAAAAATAATTTGAATAATTTGATGAATGATAATATAATATATATAGAAGTTGATAAATGTGGAAAAGAAGATAAAAAAAATACTGCAGGATTAGTAAGAAATAAAGGGTTTGAATATATAATAGACAATAATATTAAAAGTGAATATATTGGATTCTTAGATGATGATGATACATTGCATCCAGATTATATGATTCATTTATATAATGAAAAAGAAAAATTTCAATTTGATTGTATAATATTTAGAATGATGTTTCAAAATCATAAAATAATACCACATGAAAAAACAAATCAAATAATAAAATGTAATATTGGAATAAGTTTTGTTATTAAACGTGATATAATAATAAATGAAAAAAATGTTATATTTATAAATAATCCATTTGAAGATTATTTATTTATAGTAACATTAAGAAATAAAAAATATAAAATTTTATTGTCAAAATACGTTAATTATTTTGTAAAAACAACTTATAATGAATGCAAAGATAAAATAAAGAATTATGCGAATATTTTGTTTAATTAACGAATATAAAAATTGTTTTTTATTATAGATTAATGGAAGATATATTTTCATTCCAAAAAATTTATTTATTAACTAATAATTATGATATTATTGATTTTAAAAAAATAGAAGAGATAAATAAGACATATGAAAATTTACATAATCTAAAAAAAAAATTTTATAAAAAGGTAATAAATAATATAAAAGACAAAGACTGTATATTAAGTATTAAAGAATTTATATTAAAATATAAAATATATATTTATGATAATATATATACATATATATCTAACTTTAATAATAAATATATTGATGAAACCATGATTGATTATAATTTTATAAGAGAAATATATAATTTAAAATTAAGTGATACAATTATATTAAAAAAAATTTATGATAAAGAAATAATAATAAAAAATAAACAATATTTAGAATATTTATTTATAAAAAACAATATTTATTTAAAAAAATTTAAATGTATTGATATTTATAAATTTTATTTTAAAAATATTAATGTTAGTGAGGATAAAATAATAAAAAATATTCAAGAAATCGGTTATAAATTTAATTATATTAAAATAATAAAAGTATATGATTTTTATAAAAAAACATTATCATATAAGAAGTATAATGATGATGATTTGATATGTTATTTATTATTAAATGATTATGAATTAAGTATAGATAAAATTGCTAAATTATATACTATTCAAAATATAAAAAATAAATTTAAAGATATGACTAATTTTTATACATTTTATTTTACAAATTTTAATAAATTTAATTATATTGTATCAGAAAACTTATTTTTAAAAATATATCAAAATTTTGATTTACTTTTTTTTAAAAGCATATATCATAAATTATTAATACAAAATAAAATAAATTTATCAAATACTTTAGATATATATAATTTTTATTTTAAAAATAATGAATTATTAATAAATATTGATCAATTTAATAATAGATATACAAATATAGAACAGAAATTTATACAATATGTATATCTTAATAATAATGATAATTTATATTCATATGTTAATTATGTTATAAGTAATTCAAATATATTATTAAATTTAAAAGATTTTATGAGTAATTTTAGTGATTTTAATATGAGTATGTATTTAAAGAATAATAAAAATAATAAAATTAAAAATAATTATGATATAGTCAAAGAATTAATAATAAATAAAACAAATATTATATATAAATTACCAAAGTCCAGAAAAATAGATACTAATTTTATAAATAAATATTATAATTATAAAAATATAAATGAGAATGATATACGATTATTATCAATTAATAGTATTGACAATAAATTTATATTAAATTTAGAAGAATATGAAAAAAAATATAATATAAATATAAAATTTATAAAAATATTTAATAATTTATTATTAAATAAAGATTATCAATATATCATATATAAACTTATTAATCATTATAATAAAGATGGTATTAATCATAATAATAAAGATAGTATTAATAAAGATGATATTATTATAAATTATAATAATTTAAAAAATAAATATATAAATTTATTAAATAATATAAATGTTGATAAAGACGAATATAAAGACGAAGACGAAGACGAATACAAAGAATATTTAAATAAAATTAATAATATAAATAGCAATGAAGAGTTAATAACATTTTTTACAAAAGATGTGTATCATTTAAAGTGTAATAAAAATAGTATTGGTAGAAAAAATGTATATATGATTGAAGAAGTATTAATGGATTTAGATTTACATCGTCCTAAATTAATGGATGGGATATCATTAATTATACGTGCGAAAAATGAAGAAAAAAACATTAAATTATGTATTGAATCTGTTATTGATTTAGTTGATGAAATAATATTTGTCAATAATGGTAGTACAGATAATACATTAAAAATAATAGAAACATTATCAGAAAAATATAATAAAATTAAAGTATATAATTATTTTATCAATGTTAATCGTGTTGGAAAAGAACATGAATTGGCTATAAAAAATGGTGATAATAATACGTTGGGTAATTTTTATAATTGGTGTTTAAATAAATCGACAATGAAGCATGTTATAAAATGGGATGCAGATTTTATTTGTATTCGAAATAATTTTAAATCTATGGTTCATAATTTAAAAATTAAAAATAAAACAAATAAATATGCTGTATGGTTTTCAGGATATACATTATTTGTTAATAATCATAAAAATTATATTAATTTAGATTCATATTATAATGAATTTCGATTATTTTCATATGATAATGGTTTTAAATGGTATGATGGAGATGTGTGTGAATATAATGAACCATATATAAATAAATGTCAAGAAAAAATATATATAAATGAACCTATCTTTTATGAAATTAAACGTACTGATGAAGATGAATTTAGTTCAAGATCATCATTAATCGATTCAAGGGATTTGAAAGATTTTGATATATTAGAGAAATTATCTACCAAAAAAAATATAGATGTAAATAATTTATATCAAATTGATGATAAATTAATTAATTATAATCTAAATATACTGATAATAATTAATAATTTTAATATAGGAGGAAGCAATATATTCATAATTGAATTATATAGATATTTTAAATTGATGGGTTTTAATGTAAAAATATATTGTGAGGTTATTACTGAAACTACAAATAAATTTAATCAAATTAATAAGGATGATATTTTTAGTATATATAATAATAATGATACATTAAAAAATGATATTAAAAATTTTGATTATATTTTTTTTAATGGTTTTATACCAAATAATATGATTGATATATTATTAAAATCACAATCAAATATTAAAAAAATATTTATAACACATAGTGACGTTGCTTATTCAAATAGTTATATAGAAAAGTATAATGATATTTTTTATAAAATAGTATGTGTAAATAATTATACAAAATTGAAATTAGAAAGAAAATTAAATATAAATCCAGAAAAAATAAATAAAATAATTAATTTTATGGATATAAAACATAATAATATTATTGAATTAAAAATAAAAAAAAAGTTTGGTATAATTACACGTTTTAGTGAAGATAAAAATATAATAATGTTATTATTTGCATTACAAAAGTTTTTCTATATTTATAATGATTATGAATTTTATTTAGTGGGTTATGAAGATGATTATATGCAAAGTTATATACTATATTTAATATCTTATTTAAAAATAGATAAATTTATAAAAATAGAAGGTTATCAGGATAATACACAAAAATATTATGATATGTTTGACTTTATTATACTACCATCAGTATCTGAAGGAACACCGTATAATTTAATAGAATCAATGATATACAAGAAATTAATCATTGCGAGTGATGTTGGTGGGAATTGTGAATTATTGGACGATAATTATATTTCTATAAATTATGATAAAATTAAACAATTTGAATATGAAAATTTATATGTTGAAAATTATAATAAACAATTAAATTTATTAGGTTATTATACAATTAATAACTATGATGATTTTAATGAAAAATATGAATTACTAATAAATTTTAATATAACTAAATTAAAAAACATACCATCTATTTTTTTGAAAAATAGAAGAAATAAAGATAAAGATAAAGATAAAGATAAAGATAAAGATAATAATGAATATATCAATAATATAAAAAATATATGGGATAAAAATGTAAATAATATATTTAATTCACTATTAAAAGCAATTAAAATAAGTGACCAAGATAAAAAAAGAATAATTGAAAATAATTATGAAAATATAATTCAAAATTATAATAAAAACAATTATTATAAAAATATAAATAATATATTAAATTTAGATAAATAATAAAAACCAATATATACTGATATTATTTTTTATATTAAAATATATTTAAAAAATACTTATTAATCTTTTGTAATGATAGAGAATAATTATTTTTATTTTCTTGAAAACATAAATAAAATAAATTTTATAGAATATATTTTATTCTATTCTATAATAACAATACAAACCCCAATAAATTTATTTATATATCATAATATTAATTTATGTGGTAAATATTTTGATTATTTAAAAAATAATGAATTGTGGAAAAAATACAAAACAAATATTAAATTCATATATATTGATAAAAGTAATGAAAACAGTAATGAAATCAATAATGAAAACAGTAATGAAATCAATAATGAAAACAGTAAAAATAATAATTTTCAAAATAAATTAGTAGAAGATATAAATAATTATGGTGGTATTTATATAAAAAATAAAATTTTTATAATTAAAGAATTTAATACTTTTTTAATACATGACTATATTCAATTAAATAATATATTATATGGAATTAAAAAAAGTTCTAATATAGATAACTTTAATGATATATATACAATAAATAAAAGAGATAATTATTTTAATTTAAATGATAATTTATTTTATAATCTAAAAGACAAAAATATTTATATTCAATCAATAAATGATTATAATTTTAATTTATATTTTGATATAATATATAATAATTATATTATTGATATTGATATAGATATAGATATAGATAGTAAAGACATTGATATAATATATAATAATTTAATTGACAATAAGATAACAATATTTAATTTAATATTATATTATGTATTGGGGTACAATTATTATTTCGAAAAAAAAATAATAGAGGAAAGTAAGTTTAAATTAATAAATTATATAGATAAAATTTATTATATTAATTTAGAATCTTCTAATATTCGAAATAATAACATGATAAAAATATTAAATGAATATAATATTTCATATGAAAGGTATGAAGGGTTAGATGGAAAGAAATATAATAATATTAAAAATAATTATTATGAAAATAAATATATCGTAAATGATAATTCAAATAGCGAGTATGCTGTTTTATATAGTCATTTATCATTAATTGATAAATTACAATATGAAGAAGGAGAATATTTTTTGATATTTGAAGATGATTTATGTTTAGATTTTAATCAATATTGGGATAAGTCAATTCAAGAAATTATAAATAATGCCCCTAAAGATCATGAAATTATAATGATTGGATATTTTACATTAAATTTAAATTTTACTAATTGTCCAAATGTAAATTATAGATTATGGAACAATGATTGGAGTGCATTAAGTTATATTATTAAAAAATCATCAATTCATAAAATAAATAAATATAAAAATAAAAATAATAAATATAAATTATTTGATGATATAAATGTTGCTGATAATTATATATTTAGATTATTTAAAACTTATGTATATAAATATCCATTATTTACAATAAATAATAATAATAAAAGTACATTTCATAGAGACCATGAAAATTATCAGAAAATATATAAAAATATTAATTTATTAATATTAAATAATACTATGGATAAATATATTTATTCTAATATTCCATAAATGTGATATTAGGTGTTTCATTTAGATGATGTGGTTGTATTAAACAATAATTGCCATGTACTCTATCATCTATGTTATAATTTCTTTCTTCTATATTGTGAAGATGATAAACAATAATATCATATGAAGGATTATATAATTCATAACCCTGTTCATGTAATATTGATGCGAACATATTATCACATCCTAATGTACCAAATGTAAATTTTAAATCATTTGTATCTATTTTTAGTGGACTTTTAAAAATCCAACAATCTTGTGAATCAGCCCGTGGTTCTCCAAAATGTCTGAAAATATCTTTATTACCATCTGTGTCAACATTGTGTCTTAATAAACAACATACTTTATTGTTAAAATCATCATATTTTAATAATTCAATTGTATGATCAAAATATATATCAGTATTTGATAAAATGACAGTATCCTTATAACAATAAGAATTTATAAATTCTATAGCATCTTTAAAATGTAATTTATTATTTACGTGCGTAGTATTAATTATAAATTGTTTTATTTTTGATTTATCTTCTAAAAAATCTAATTCATATGTTTTATCATTTAATAAATAAATATTTTTTATTGAAGGATTATTTATATTTTTAATTAAACATGTATTAATTTCTTTTTGTCTATCTTCATTATCAGTAGTATAATAAGATGTTACAAGAATCATTATTATAACACAATATAAAAATATATTAAGTTACAATTAAAACAATTTAAATTAATAGTTAATAATTATTTAATAGATGGATTCTTTAAAAACTTATTTATTTTTTAATCCAATATATAATAATTTAAATAAAAATCAATTATTATTACAATATAAACATGATTTCAATAATATAAATATAATAAAATCTTTTAATGATTTTAATAAAAAATATCCTAATTTTGACATTGAATTTTATAAAAAAATAAATTTAATAGATGGAACAAAAAAAGTATTAACAGATAGAGAAGGAATAATACATTGGGTAAATTATGGATGTTATAATAATTTAATTTCGAGTAAAATTGATTTTTATAAATTATATATTAATTTTGATTATAACTTTTATAAAAATAAATATAATTTATCATATAATAAGGAAGATGATATTATTTATCATTATTTAAAAATAGGTAAATATAAAAATTTCATAACAAATAATTCAAATAATTCAAATAATTCAAATAATTCAAATAATTCAAATAATTCAAATAATTCAAATAATTCAAATAATTCAAATAAGTTAAATAATTCAAATAAGTTAAATAACAATGAATTAAAAAATAAACAAAATAGAATCAATAAAGTTGGTCATTTATTTGTACACTTTTTTAAGTGTGGTGGGGGTGAAATATATTTAAAAAATTTTATTCATTTTACATCATTTGAAAATCATTTATTATTAAATAAAAATTATGAAAATAATATACCAGAAGATTTAAATATTAAAATAATTTATTATAATGATTATGATGAATTATTAAAGTATATAAATAATTATGATATTATATTAGACCATCAATATTATTTATATAATAAAGTAGAAAAACATAATAATATAATACAAATTATACATAGCGTTGATCAATATTTTAAAATTATTAATGATAATTATATATTTACAATAAATCTATATAATGAAAAAAAATATGATTTATCATGGAATAATACAATAAAAGTAATTAATTATTTAGGTGTTAATGAATGTAAAAATTACAATAAAATAAAAAATAAAATTCAACTAAATTTACAAAAATTACAAAATTTACAAAATAATAAAATAAAATTTGAGAATATTGCGATTATTGGTAGGATAGATAATCATAAAATACCAACGATATTTTTAGAATTATTAATAAATTTTGCGAAAATACATAATAAATACACTTTTAATATAGTTGGAAATATTGAAAAAAGTTATAAAAATTATTTTTTGAAGAAAATATTAAATAAAAAAAATATAATTTATCATAATTATATTGAATATAGTAAAATTGATAATATATATTTAGATAATGATATAATATTAAGTCCATCAAAAAGTGAAGCTGGTGGGACAGTATTAATAGAAGGAATGAACAATGGTTTAATTCCAATTTGTAGAGATAGTGGGGGAAATAGTGAAACAATAGGTAATAATAAATATGTTGTAGAAAATGATAAAGATTATTTTAATTTAATTAATGAAATTAATAATACATCATATGAAAAATTACTAAAAGATATTTATTATTTTAAAAAAAAAGTACTTTTTAATCATAATAATAATAATAATTTTGATAAATTAGTGAATAATATGAATAGTTATTTATACATGGAAAATAATCAAAGTATTTCAAATATGCCAAATATTCCAAATATTCCAAATATTATTCATTATATATTTGGATTAAAGGAACAAGATGAACCATTTCCTTTTATTTATTATTTTAGCATATTATCAAATGTATTACATAATAAGCCATTTAAAATATATTTTCATTATCAATATCTGCCATATGGAATGTGGTGGAATAAAATTAAACGATATTTAACTTTAAATCATATAAATTATTCTAAATTAACATTTAATAATAAAGAAGTTAAGCATTATGCACATAAGAGTGATTATTTAAGATTATTATTATTATATAAGTATGGTGGTATATATTATGACATTGATACATTATGTGTAAAACCGCATTATCATTTATTGGATAATGAGTTAGTATTAGGTATTCAAGAGAAATTTAAGAATGAATATGATTTAATAGGAAATGCAATTATTATGTGTGAAAAGAATAATTGGTTTATTAAAAAAATAATTGATAACTATGAAAATTATTTTGATAATGATAAATGGACAGAAGCATCTTTATTTTTACCATCGAAATTATATAATGAATTAGATATAAAAGAGAAAGATAAAATAAAATTAGTGAATAATAAGTATTTTTATTATCCAAATTATAATGAAGAATATTTATTATTTAATAATGATGATATTCAAATACCAAATGAATTAACAACATATCATTATTGTTATAATTATTTAAAATCATATCTTAAAAATATAACAAATATAGATTATATAGAGAATGATAATTTATTTTCCAAAATGATGAGAAAAACTTATTTATTATATATAAATTCAGAATCAGATATAGTCGATATTTCTAATATATCAACAAAAAATAAAAATCAAGAAATAAAAGATTTAATTATAATCATTGAAAATAATAATATTGATATAGTAAAAGATATAATAAAAGACATAACATGTGATATTTCATATTTATTTTATTATAATATTCATATTTTTATTTATCAAAATAATAAATTATCAAATAATTTCAAAGATTTCATTGATAAAAATATGTATTTAAAAAATATAAATATATATTATATTGAATTATTTGAAGATTTTGAAATAAATACAAAAATAAATACAAAAATAAATACAAAAATAAATACAAAAATAATAGTAAGTAAATATTTAATAGATGATTTATTGATAAATAAAGAACTTAAAATTTTAATACTTTTTGAAAAGTTCAATACTTGTATTTTTTGTGAAGATATAACAAAGAATAGTATATCAATGAGAGATATAAAAAATGAGAATAAATATATAATTTTTAATGAAGAAGATAATTTATTTAATAGTAATAGTAACATTAGTAATATATTTTTAATAAAGAATATATATCATTAAAATATATTTTAGTCGTAATAAAATTTATCATGATAATATCCATAATCATTATTAGAAACAATATCACTTTTTAAATTTTTTTGATATGAAATCATTGGATAAATACAATATTTAATTAAGTTTGAATTTGAGTATACTTCGTCAATTTCATTTGTACTATCTTTTATAGTATCAATAATTTTATTTTTATTACAATTTTGAATTATATAAGAAGATGTTGTTTTTGGATTTTTTACAGAAAGAATATTATCAGATATTAAATAATTATCTTTTTGTTCGTGTAAATTACAACCTAAATATAATAAGTCAAATTTCTTTTCATATAATTGTTTTAATGCAGTAAAAATATAATTTAAAAAGTTTGTTTCTAATACAACATCATCTTCTAAAATAAGAGTAAATTTATTATTATTTTCTAAATTCTTAATAAGTTCATAATGACTAATTTTACATCCAGAAGCACCAAGAACATAATTAATATTTAAATTATTTAAAAATGATTCGGATTTAATAAAATCATAATTATTTAATTGTTCTTTTGATAATTTAAAAGCATCAAAGAATTTATAATTAATAATATTTAATTTATTCATTTGATTAATCATGTATAATTTTTTATCACTTCTATTTTTTAAATTAATAATTATTATATCAATTATATTATTGTAATTGTGACAATTATTTAAATTAATCGATGTTCTAATATTGATAATTTTATTAAAATTAATATTATCAAAATATCGGTGAATTTTATTATTTATAATTAATTTTGTATTTATTATTTTATTTTCAATAGATTTATAAAAAGTAATTTTAAGTAATTTATTAAATATAAATAGGTTTAAATTAATCATTAAATTATTTTTAAAATAATAAGGATTCAAGAATCCAATTTGTTTCAAACTATTTGTATCTAATATTAATATATTTAAATCATTATATTTATCAAATATTACTGAGTTTTCAAGATTATTTTGTATATCTTCAATATTAAGACTTTCATCTTCAATATTTGTAATAATAAAAAAATAATTAGTATTTATTTTATTTATTAATTGATTAAATGAATATATATTTATTTTGTATTCATTTTTATTTTCATTATCATCAGTACTAAAATCATCTATATCACTTATGCTATCATTATCATTTTCATCATTTTCATCATTTTCATTATTATCGTTATTGTATTCTATTTTTAAGATTTCTTTTTTTAAATTATATGTAATATATTTAATAGTATTATTTGATTCAATTATATTGAATAAATGACAATAATTAAAATATTTTGATTCTACTATTTCACTAAATATTAAAAATTTTGTTAAAACATTTTTATTGTATATTAAATCTTGAAAATGATAATTATTTATATAATTTATATTTACATAAGATAATATATTTTGGTCAATATCAGACGACTTATCGATAAGTCTATTTAATTTTAATAAATCATATATTTTTTTATAATCATTGTCAAATATTTTTAAATTTAATAAAATAAAATTTTTATTATTTATATATAAATTATTTTCATAAATAAAATGATATATTTCTGTATCTATATTTATAATATTAAAATTATTATTTTTTATAATAAAAATTAAATCATGAAAATTATATTTATTATATATGTCTTCTAATATAATAATAAAATTATTATTATTTACATAATTAATATTTATTTTATCGTCGTCATCGTATTGTATTTTACATATATTATCATTTTTTAAATAAAATTCAATAATATAATTACTATAAAAATAATATTTTTTAAATATTTTTTGATAATATTCAATTATATCAACATTATAAATTTGTATAATAAATACTAATTTATTAATAATTTTCATTTTATTAATATTAATTAATTCATCAGAAATAGTTTTAAATTTACTATTATTTATTATAAAATTATTATAAATTTGTTGATATTGATCAAAATATTTTATATAATAATTATTATTATACTTTAATAAATTTATATTTTTATTGTATTTAATATAGTTGGTATCATTGTTATTGTCATTGTCATTGTCTTTGTCATTATTATTTATATTTATAATTGATTCTTTATCAAAAAAATATGAAAATATATAATCATTAAAATAATAATCAGTATATAATGTATATTTATCATTCAATTTTATTAATTTTTTATCATTTATTTTAAATAAATGAAAATTATAAGATATTATATTATTTTCAAAATTATTAGATGATAAAATATTATTGTTAATAATTATATTATCCATGTTTAAATATTTTTTATTAAAATCATTCACATATAAAATCAAATTACTTGATATATAATTCCATATATAAGATATATAATTACTTGGTCCAATATAATAATCAGCATATAATCCAATACTTAATTCTAGATCTAAATAATTTATATCTTCAAATAGTTCATTTAATGTTAAAAATGAAAAATGATCTAAGAAAGTATGTAATTTCTTGTCATAATTTAATAAAATAATAATTGAATTTTGAAAATCAATATTAATTAGAGAATTTAAAATAAATTTTTCACCAATACTTTCGTCTAAATAGATAATAATTATTTTTTTTTTCAAATCTAAAAATAATAATTGTTTAAATATAGTATTTAATAATTTTTCATTTATTTTATCAAAAGTATGATATTTATAAATATCACTATTAAATTCTAATTTATTATTTATTATGAAATTTTCATTGTAATTAAGGTCATTTATATTTTTAATTATTTTTAAATTTAAATTTAAATTTTCATTGTATTCATAATATTTTTTTAAAAAACTATATTTATTCTTTTTTAAATATACTTCATATTTTTTATTTTCCAAATAAGATATAAGTTTTAATATATAATATAAGTTATTGTAATTATTAAGTTCAATATCAATATAAACTTTATTATAATTTTTATAAGTATCATAATTGGTGCAAAATATATTATTCAAATTATAAAATTTATAATTAATAAAGTATGTATTCATATTATCATCAATATATATCTTATTATTTATATTTAATTCATTTATATCATGTGTAATCAATGTATAAAAATTATAATTTCTTAATAATTCTTGTTTAATAAAAGTGTAATCTTTATGGAATATAATTGATGGATTTTTATCTATTATATTTTGTGGTTCACTGTTTTGATTATTTATAAATAAATAATAGTCATAATTTAAATTTATTAAAAGGTCATTAAGTTTATAAATATCAAAATCAGTATTAATTATTGTTATATCATTGGTTTTTATATTAGGATATATGTCTTTTCTATTTGTAAATAAATATATTTTTTCTTTATAATTTTTTATATTTTCAATATTAATTTTATTTGAATAATCAATAATAATTATACAATAATTATAATTAAAAATATAATACTTGTTTAAATACTCAGATAAATAATTAGAATTCATAGAATTATTCATAGAATTATTCATAGAATTATTCATAGAATTATTCATAGAATTATTCATAGAATTATTCATAGAATTATTAGAATTAATAATATTTGTAGGATTATTATGATGATAATGAGACATTATAATTAATTCATCATACTTTTTTAAGTGCATATTTTTTTCTTTATATACATTTAATTTAAAATCAGGATATTTTTTAAAAAAATGACTAATATTTGATATTCTATGTTCATTTTTACCAATAGTATTCCAGTGAATTTGTAATTGATTATTATTTAAATTTTTTAAATCATTATTAAAAAGTTTATAAATATTATTTTGAAACATTTAATTATAATTATAATTATAATTTATTATTTAAATTTGTTTTTTATTTAATAATATTATTTATTCTTATAATATATGCGAAATTTATTAGTAACAGGCGGATGTGGATTTATAGGATCAAATTTTATAAATTATTTTTTTCATAAACATAAAAATATAAATATTTATAATTTAGACGCAATGTATTATTGTGCGGATGAAATGAATATTCAAGAAGAAATTAGAAATTCTGAAAGATATAAATTAATTAAAGGGAATTTGTGTTCATTTGATTTATTGAATCATATATTAAGTATTTATCAGATAGATACAATCATTCATTTTGCTGCACAATCACATGTACAAGATTCATTTACAGATTCATTTAAATATACAAATGATAATATATTAGGTACACATACATTACTTGAAGCGTCAAGATTATATGGTAAAATAACTAAATTTATTCATATATCTACAGATGAAGTATATGGTGAATCATTGTTTTCAGAAGACGAAGAGAAGAAAAACGAACAATCAATTTTATGTCCAACAAATCCTTATGCGGCAACAAAAGCTGCAGCAGAATTAATAGCAGGATCATATAGAATATCTTTTAATCTTCCAATTATAATAACAAGAGGAAATAATGTTTATGGTAAGAATCAATATCCAGAAAAATTAGTACCAAGGTTTATTGAGTTATTAAAAGAAGATAAAAAGGTAACAATCCAAGGTGATGGAAGTAATGTCAGAGCATTTTTACATGCAATAGATGTAGCAAGTGCTTTAGACCATATATTAGAAAAGGGTAAAATTGGTGAAATTTATAATATTGGTAGTGATGATGATAAAGAATATACAGTTTTAGAAATAGCACAAATTTTAATTAAGTTAATTAAAAATACAGATAATTATAATGAATGGATTGAATACATTGATGATAGACCATTTAATGATAAAAGATATTATATCAGTAATGAAAAAGTAAAGAGGTTGGGATGGGAAATTAAGAAAGATTTTATAGAAGGTATAAAAGAATTAATTTAATTTAACTTATATTTATCATATATAAATCTTCAAATTTATATATTATTAATTATGTTATAATTAAAATAATAAAAATCTAATTTATAATATTCATTTATTTTTTTTAATGAATTATTTGTTAAATATTTCATATAATTCGTATTTTCTTTTGTATTTGTTTTTTTACAAAAATTTTTAAAATTGGGAAATCCTAATTTATCCATTTGTTCATTTAATGCTTCACATTTTATAATAATTATATTTTCATTTACTTCATTGTTATTATTTATTACAAATTTATATTGTTGTAATTTATGATTATCGTATAAATGTTCAGAATCTAAATATTTTATAATTATTTGTTCTATTTCTTCTTTTGTATTATTTTTATTTGCTATTTTCAGATAAAATATATCAGACATTATTCTATTATATGGATTCCTCACAACTGTTAATATTTTAATATTATCAAAATTAATATTAAAATAATTTTGATTATTATAACATTCTTGATATGTCATATGTTGTAATGAATGATTATTAATTGTTATATTTAAATTATTAGACAATAGATTATTAATCTTTGGTTTTTTTTTTAAATATTGTAAGAAAAAATTTTCAATATTACTTCCACCTGTTTTGGGGATATGAATAAATAATAAATTAAAATCTTCAAAATAAGGCATTATATTAATAAAATATATTTAAAATAATTGTGATACAAATATTGATAATTTAATAATTTAATAATTTAATAATTTATGGCAATTTAATATCAAAATATTTTATTTACATTTATTCTATTACTAATATTTAATAATTAATTTGGTATAACCATCCATTTGGTATTTTTATTATTTTACATATTTTTATTGAATAATTATATTTTGAAAATTATTTAATAATAATTCAATATTGTCTTCTGATGATTTTTATTATATGTCATATATATTGTTATATTTTCTCTGATAAAAATATTTAAATTGAACTTAATATATATTTGAATAATATAAAAAAAATCTATCTAAATCTCTCCAAAAACTCATAATATTACCAGTAAAATTGTTATTTCAAAATTAATAATGATTTATTCATCATTATTATTTAAAATTATATTTTTAGGTTAAAAATACCATGTATAATATAATTTTTAATAATATTAACAATTATATAAATATAAAAAACTTATTGATAAAATAATTAATTTATCAATATTATAGGTATTAAGTGGCCGCAAAAAAACAATATATGTATAAAAATAAATATTATTATATCAATCTTTTTATAATTTAAATTTATGATTTTATTTTTCATTAATTAAAATTAATAAATAAGTCACAAACTATTTAACAACTATAACAAATATAAAAATTATAACAAATATAACAATTATATATTAAATATTTATAAATTATTCATCTATCATTTCTGTAATTTTTTTTAATATTTTCATTTTGTTCATTATTATAATGTAATCTTTTAAATTTATTGCTTTTGATTTTCAACCTTTTTTGAAATTCGTGTGATGTATAAGATATTTCATTTTCTACATATTGCTCTAATTTAACATTTGTATTAACATTTGTATTAACATTTGTATTAACATTTGTATTAACATTTGTATTAAGAATAGTAGAATCTCCCCAAAAATCTATATTATTTAATGTTAAATTATTACATGAATTATTAACTATCATTATATATCTATATAGATATAAATAAAAATAAATAAACAAAAGAATAAATAAATTAAAATCTTCAAAATAAGGATTACAAGTTAAATCATGAACAGAATCAATATACGATAACAAATTAATTGTTTCTTTTATCATTCGGTAAAACTTCATCTTCAGCTGGTAATCATTGGCCGGCAGAATTATATTTAAAATAATTGTAATAAAAATATATATAAAAATGTTAAAAAATGTTCTTAAATCAAATAAATATAAAGACCGTGATCATACTAAGATGAATCATGAAGAATATCAATATTTGAACTTAACAAATGATATTTTAAAAGAAGGTACAAAAGAAAAAGGACGTAATGGATTTACAAAATGTATTTATGGAAGTGCAGCACATTTTTCATTAGAAGATGGTAAAATACCTATATTAACAACAAAAAAAACAGCATGGAAGACATGTTTAAAAGAATTATTATGGTTTATTAAAGGACAAACAGATAATAAAATACTTAATGAACAAAAAGTACATATTTGGGATGGAAATTCAACACCAGAGTTTATGGAATCTCGAGGATTAACAAATTATGAAGAAGGAGATTTAGGACCTTTGTACGGTTTCCAATGGCGCAATTTTAATGCTGATTATCAAGGATGTAGTCATGATTATCAAGATAGTGGTGTCGATCAATTACAAAATGTAATAGAATGTTTAAAAGATCCAGATCAGAGAACATCACGGAGACTTGTTATAACAGCATGGAATCCATGTCAAATGGATGAAGGTGTTTTACCACCATGTCATGTATTATTTCAATTTAATGTTATAGACGGAAATAAATTAAGTTGTAGTTTATATCAACGTTCAAATGATATTTCACTTGGGACACCATTTAATATAGCGTCCTATTCATTTTTAACACATTTAATAGCAAAACATTGTGATTTAGAACCTTATGAATTTATTCATTATATGGGTAATTGTCATATTTATGAAGAGCATTTAGATATTATTAAAGAACAACTTACAAGAGAACCATATGATTTTCCAACATTAACAATATTAAATAAAAGAGAAAATATTAATGATTATACAATAGACGATTTTAAGATAAATGATTATAATCATCATGATCAAATAAAGATGAAAATGGTTGCTTAAAAAAATAAAAATTATTATTTTTTTTAAATTTTATAAAAATAATAATCGTATTTTTTATTGTTTTATTTTATTATATTTATTATATAATGAAATTTTTAGTATATGGAACAAAAGGATGGATAGGTGGAAAAGTTTATAAATATCTTAAAGATAATGATTATGAAGTTGAAGAAGGAAATTCAAGAGTTGAAAATATCGAACAAGTAGAAAAAGAAATTATAGAAAAAAACCCAACACATATAATTTCTCTAATTGGAAGAACACATGGAACATATGAAGGCGAATATATTGGAACAATTGACTTTTTAGAAAAACCAGGAAAAGTATTCGAAAATGTTCGTGATAATTTATTTTCACCAATGGTATTAGGTATATTAGCTAAAAAACATAATTTCCATTTTACTTATTTGGGTACAGGATGTATTTTTCAATTTGATGAAAATCATCCATTTGGTAAAGAAGAAGAAGGATTTACAGAAGATTCTAAACCTAACTTTTTTGGTTCATCGTATTCAATTGTAAAAGGTTTTACAGATCAATTAATGCATTTAATTGATGATAGTGTATTAAATGTTAGAATACGTATGCCAATTACGGATGAATTTAACAAACGTAATTTTATTACAAAAATTACTACATATGAAAAAGTATGTTCAGTACCAAATTCAATGACTGTATTAAATGAATTAATTCCATTAATGATTAAGATGGCTATTAGTGATGTAAGAGGGTCAGTAAATCTAACAAATCCAGGATTAATATCACATAATGAGATTTTAGAAATGTATAAAGAAATAGTAGATCCAGATTTTACATGGAAAAATTTTACAATTGATGAACAAAATGCTATTTTAGCATCAGGACGTTCTAATAATTATTTAAATACAGAAAAATTAGAAAGTTTATTTCCAGATGTTAAAAATATCAAAGATAGTGTTCGAGAAATATTAATTCAAATGAAAGAAAATAAAGATAAAGAAGAATAAATATTTATTACGTATTATAATTATGTATTTTATATACATTATTTCTTTAATGGTTTTAAGTTATTAAATGCTATATTAACATCATGAAACATTGCTTCCAATATTAATGAATCAACCTCATTTTTAGTTATTTCTTCCTGTGTAACAAATTTCGTTGAAATAAATCTAAAATTTTCAAGAATATCATCTTCATATCCTAAGTGTATTGCTATAATCAATGGATAATTCATATATGCATTGCGCAATGATTTAGATATTGCTAATTCAAGGAGTCTTTTATTTTTATGAGGTGAAAAATTATTTAGGCCTCTACAATTCTTTTTTAAGAATTTACTTTTGTTATGAGTTTTCAAGACAGACATATTAATTTATTATTTTTAAGTTACAAATATTTATTAACTAATATTATTTTTATTTAATAACTATCGATTTTTATTTTATCAAGTAATTATATAAAAATCAATTTTTATTAGTATTCTTTCTTCTTGATAAATAATTTAGTCTTTCTTTATTATTTATCACATTATAAGAAATTTTATAAATATTTGTAGAACCATTAACATCTCTATTCAAATAACCGCATTCATTTTTACAACAAATCACTCCATGAATTAAAACATTACGATTTTACTGAATTATTAGATTTACCAATAACTTCATAAGCATTACATGCTAACCAACCATGTTTATCCTTAATTTCATCCTTTATTAAAGGAGGTAAATTAACATTTTTACGTACATTATTAATGAAATCATCATCAATTTCTTGCATAATATGGATACAAACATCCAACTTTGAATTTATTGGAAAATAAATAACCTTATCACCAACTCTATTTGGTTGATGTTTTAAAAGATCAGGATGTACTATTGTTGTTAAACTATCTTTATCAAGCTCTTCTAATCCACTTAAAGTGATCGTAAAAGGAACTTTTGGATTAATTAAAATAGTTCCTTTTATTATGAAATGATTTCCAAATTCATCATCTACTCTGTTAAGCTCATATGTATTATCATGGTCTTGAATAGTTGGCTTGGGTACTGAATCTGTCATTGTTGATAAATGGCTATAATATTTTTAACTTTAATAGTTTCAATTTTTTTATATTATCAATAATAAAAATTGATTTCATTTTATTTTATTACTTTTATTTATAAATTTTTTATTTATAAAATTTTATTTTATCAAGTAATTATATAAATGCATCACCAAATATTATCACAATTAGATAATTTATTAAATACAAAAGAAAATAATCGAAGATTGATTATATTAATTGAAAAATTATTTGTATCATTTAGGAATATATCAGATGCTTTAAGAAATAATGAATGTTCATGTACAACAATTGGGACACATAATAGTTTTGGCGAAAGCCAATTAGATATTGATATTAGAACAGATGAGATGATATTTAACGCATTAAAAGAATCAAATGTAGTACATATTGGGTCATCAGAAGAATCACCAACAGAAATAGATTGTTTAGAAGTAAATAAATGGAATCTTAAAGAAGATGAAGGATTTTCAATGGGTTTTGACCCACTTGATGGTTCAAGTATAGTTGGATGTAATTTTGCGATAGGTACAATATGTGGAATATGGTCTGGAAAAGGATTAATTGGACAAAAATGTAAAGATTTAGTATGTTCAATAATGGTTATTTATGGACCCAAAACAATAATAGTATTATCATTTAATGATACTATTACAAGAGATAAACAAAAGAAATGTATAGAAATAACAATGAGTGAAAATGGATGGTATATGACAAATCCTTCTTTTTTGATTGATAAAAAAGAAAAATATTATTCTCCAGGTAATTTAGCCGCAACAGTGGAAAATACTGATTATAAAAGAGTTCATGATTTTTGGTTAGATAATAAATATAAATTGCGTTATAGTGGAGGATTAGTTCCCGATGTTTATCATATATTGATTAAAAAAACTGGTGTATTTACAAATTTTTCAAGTGATAAACATAAAGCTAAACTTAGATTAATATATGAAATTCTTCCAATAGGATTAATAATTGAATCTGCTGGTGGTAAAAGTTTTATTTGTAATGAAAATGAATTGCATGACGAAATATCAAGTGATAAAGTAATTGATAATTTAGAAGAAAGAGTAAATGTATGTTATGGTAGTATTGATGAAGTTAAAAAATTTATCAATATATATTATAATAAAGAAAATGTGACTAATTTGAATTATCCATAAAAAATCTTCAAAATATGTAATTATTAGTTATTAGTTATTAGTTATTAATTGTGTAATAAACTTTTTAATCCTTTTTTAGCACCAATATTAAGATGTATTACATCTTGATTATCTTCATCTTCAGGATTAAGTCTAATATGAATATATTTTTCAATAATTGGTAATTTAAATTCTTTACTTAATGGTATATTATTATTAATTCTTAATGAATGTGGATTAATTCCGCATCCTATTTCTAATATAATTAAATTCTTTTTTTTATCATTAATCTCTTTTAACCAATTCATCATTCTTTTTTTAGCAAAATTATATGGTTTTTCATAAAAATCATAATCACCAAACATGCTTACATTTGGTCTTAATATTTTATCACAATTTGGACACTTTGGTAAATTCCATGCTACAAATGTTTCACTATTAAATGGAGGAAATGGTATTTTTGATGCATCAATTGCACCATTATGTAATGTACATTTTTTATCCATACATTGATACATTTTCATACTACCATGTGCCTCAAATATTTTATCTTTATCAAAACCAGCTCTTTCAAAATAATTATCAATATTTGATGTACAAATAAAATAATTATTATTTATATTTTTCATAAAATTCAATAATGTATAATAACCTTCATGTGGTTTATTTTCAGTCATCATTTTATAAAAATTAGCTTTAAATCCCCATGCTAATTCAGGATAATTTTTCCACATATCTAAGCTTGATATTTCACTATATCTATACATTTCATTTCCTACTTTAATAGACTTTTCCCAAATACCATTATTGCCTCTATATGTAAATATACCTGAATCAACACTCATTCCAGCACCCGCTACTACTAATATAGCATCGCTATTTTGTATTGCTTTTTTACATTCTTTTAATTTATTTGTTGGCATTTTTCTTTATATTATTAAAAAGTATTTAAATCTATTTTTTTTAAAAATATACTAATGTATTCGTAGTTTGAAATAATGATGGAAAATTTATACAAATAGTATGTTATTTTTCCATAAATTATTTATAAATATTAATTTTAAATAATTTTAAATTAAAAAATATTAGATTGAATTAATCATAATCAAGATATTTTTCTCCAAAAGTTTTATGAAAATAATCACAATCAAATTCTTTATGTTCTCTAAAAATTTTAGATTTACAAGTTTCATCACAAAATTTTACTGGACATTTTTCACATTTTAATTTAGGACTTTTTGAACAACAAAAAGAGCATACTTCAAATAAATTTCGTTGACAATGTTTTTTATGAATTTTCCAACAAATTTTTTGACATTCTTTGTTACAAAAATAAACTGATTTACATTTACTACATCTAAATTGTGCATTTTTATTAGGACATCCTAGACACCAACTATCATACGTTGGTACAAAATTAAAAACTTTTAATTCATCATCAGGATTATTATTTGTATCAAATTTATATGCAAAATTATTATTTGTAATATAGCAATTATTATATAATTTTATTTTTTTTTCATTACTAAAAACATTCATTTTTAAATAAATATATTATTTTTATTATATGTATATATTTATTACTAAGTTATAATTCAATTTTTATTTTTGTTTTGATTTTATGTATCCTTTTTATTAATTTATTACAGCCATATTATATATTACATAATTTCATCTATTAATGCATATTTTAAACATTTATCACTATTTAGCCATAAATCATGTTTAAGTAAATCATTTAATTGTTTTCTTGGAATTTTTGTATGTTCAATATAAATACTTTTGATTCTATCCATAAAATCTGTTAAATTTTCCATTTCATCTTCAATTTCACACATTTTACCCCAACATCCACTACTTAATTGATGAATTAACATATATGAATTTTTTCTAATAAATTTTTTCTCACATACAACAGATATTAAAGTACCAGCTGAAGCAGCACATCCTTCAATAATACTATAAATGGGGACTTGACATGCTTCAATAATGTCAATAGCGTTAAATGCAGAAAATACACATCCTCCGTATGAATTAATATGTAAATAAATAGGAATTGGATCAATTTTCATTTTAAATGATAAAGCAATATTTTCTTCTTCAATTTCATTAATTAGTGATATTAGTTCATAAATTGTATCACGATTTACTTCACTATAAAAGTAAATATGATTTGCTTCACGTTCAATCTTTTTATTTTTTTCTTTAACACCAGAAGAAGCTGCTGAAGCACCAAATGTTTCTAAAAGATTAGATACATCAATTTCTTCATCAGTTTCTTCTGTACTTCCTTTAATTTTTTTATTTTTAATATTTTTAATATTATAATCTAAATATTTTCGTTTTTTTGATTCCATTTCATACATTGTAATTATAATTATAATGTATATTTTAAGTATAAATAAAATATTTTATTAATAATTTTCATCATTGTTAAAAATTATATATTAAAAAATAATTGAATATACAGCTTAAAATCATAATATCATAATATTATAATATCAATGAGTGCAAGAAAATTAAAAAGAATAATAAATGAAATTAAGGAATTGGAAAATTCGAAAGATATATTAAAACAAAGTGGAATCTATTTTAATTATGATGATACAAATGTTACTAACATTAATGTAATGTTTATAGGAAAAGAAGGAACGCCATATGAACATGGATTTTATTTTTTTGATTTAACATATCCAGATAATTATCCAATGACGCCTCCTGTAATGAAATATAATACACAGGGAAGTTTATTTGATAGAAATAAACAATTTGTTAAAATAAGATTTAATCCAAATTTATATACAAATGGTAAAGTTTGTCTTTCTATGTTAAATACGTGGAAAGGACCAGGATGGGTGCCAACAAATACAGTATCAAATATACTTGTTGCTATACAAGCATTAGTATTTAACGAAGAGCCATTAAGGAATGAGCCTGGATTTGAAACATCAGATAAAAAAATTATAGATTGTTATACAGATGTAATTAAATTTGCTAATTTTAAAGTAGCATTAATAGATCAAATTAATAGCCAAAATGAAAATGTTATTATATTTAAAGAAAATATACTTGATTATTATAAGATAAATATAGATAAATATAATGAAAGCATAGATAATTTATGTAAAAATGAAAATGTAGAAGTTAGAGCATCTGCATATGGTATGAATGTATTTCTAAATTATGAAGAATTAAAAAAATATTACGAAATATTTAAATTAAAAATATCTAATGAAGAATATCTAATGAAGAATATCTAATGAAGAATATCTGATGGAGAACATATAATGAAGAACATATAATGAAGAACATATAATGAAGAACATATAATGAATAAAATTAAATTTATTATTATTTTAATAAATAAACTATTTTTAAATTATAAAAATTTGATATAATATCATATGTGTAAATAATTAACAAACTATCAATTAACTATATAGATAGAATATCTATTAATTTATATAAACAATTATTTAATATTTTTATAATCATATATAATATGATTATAAAAGATACTCATTTTATATTTTATTTATTTTTAATTGTTTTTATTTTCAGTTATGTTAATTCTTTAATGAATATAACTGAAAAATATACGGGATTAAAAACAAAGTATTTTTTTAATAATTTAGATAAATATAATTACAAATATAATGATGCTAAAAATATAACATTTTGCGAGAATAAAGATTGTAAAACTAAAAATTATAAATATCATTTTAATAAAATACCTTCTGTAAAACTTGTTAAAGACAAGGTTTCTACATCATCAATCCTTCAAAAAAATCATATTCCTGTACCTTCTTTTGTAGTTATTAATGTAGTAGATAATTTAAATAAAATATTAAATATTTTAGAAACAAATAAAATTATGTATCCTTTTATTATTAAACCTATTAATGGTACATTTGGGATTGATGTTCAGAAAATTGATACATATGATGAATTTATTACATTTCTTGATATATTTAAAAAAAAAGGTTATCAAACTATGATGATAGAAAATTTTATAGAAGGAAGTGTATATCGTATTTTTGTTTTTAATAATAAAAATATAGATGTAATTAAAAGAGATAAACCATTTATTATTGGAAATGGATATGATAATGTTGAATCTTTAATTAATAAAAGAAATAAAGAAATGGAAGAAAATGGTCTTTTTAGAACTAAGAATTTAAGTTTAAATTATATGGAAAAACAAGGTTATACATTAAATGATATTTTACCATCTAATAAAAAATTATATATAACGAATGTTATTAATATGCATAATGGTGCTGTGTTAGAAAGAATAAAAATTTCTTCAATACCTATAAAAAATCTTGATTTATTTTTAAAAGTAGGACAAATATTAGATATTAATTGTTATGGGTTAGATTATATATCTAACGATATATCCAAGGAATTTATACCAAATAAAGATGTTATTTTAGAAGTAAATGGAACCCCTGATACAGAAATTCATACAAAAATAGATAATCATGGAGATATGTTTTTTAATGATATTGTAAAGAATATATTTTAATATAATATAATCACGCAATCACTTAATAACAAATTATTTTTTTATTATATTATTTATTAATAATTATTAAATAAATTTAAATAATTATTTTAGCAAAAAATAACTTACTATTTTTTAACAGTAAATTTTCATAACGGGTCTAACGCAAAAAGAATTAATATAAGAGATATTTCACAAGAAAATTTAGATTTATTTATAAAAGATCATTAATTAATTAGATTATAGTATAGGTAGTGTAAATTATATGAATTATGATATAAAAATTCAATATTATAAAAATAAAGGACATATTATAAGAGGGATTCGAACGGTTATTTTACACCCTTGAAGATTTAAAACGCCGTTTTAACTAACAAGGGTTTGGGTCTGAACCCGGTAAAATCAATAGTAAGGAGTTTCACCCTACGATGGTCCAACTGTAAATCCAACTTAAGTATCAGCGACCCACTTCCTTAATCGCATACAGGTTTATTTACTTTATTGGTGGAGGACGAAATGAGTAGGTATTTGATATACGATTCTTTTTGCTTTTATCGCTCACGCACATCACCTAAATCCAGTAAAACAGGAGAAGCAACCCCATTATTCTTCATTATTGCTTACTATGATTAGTAGTATTCCTTTATATAGTTTGTAATATAATAACAGGCGTTTTAAATCTTCAAGGGTGTAATTTATTATTTAATAATATTATAAATGTATTACAAAATAATTAAATTATAATTATTTAATAATATTATAAATGTATTACAAAATAATTAAATTATAATTATTTAATAATATTATAAATGTATTACAAAATAATTAAATTATAATTATTTAATAATATTATAAATGTATTACAAAATAATTAAATTATAATTATTTAATAATATTATAAATGTATTACAAAATA